TCGTGGTGCAAAGCGTGCCGTTAAAAAAGATACTCGTGTTACAATGCGTAAGGCTAAAAAAGCTGTTCCTTCTGCCGCTGCACTGGCGGCATTTAAAGTTAAACAGGCAGGGAAAATGAAAAAGCGTGCGATTGCTATGCCACCTGTGAAATTCGTTCAAGCTAAAGATAAAAAGAAAGGCACCTTCAAGCCAAGAAAAAAATAAACATCATGCCTACCAGAGTAGAAAGATTAGAAAAAAGGAAAGCTAAAGTTAGAAAAAAAGCTTTGCCTAAAATGGCTAAAGCTAAGGCTGCAGGCAAACCCATTAAAAAATTGTTTGTGGCTCAACGAGCAGACAATAAGTTAGGTAGGATCAAAAAGAAGATTGTCAAAACTAAAGCTCGTGTTGCAAAGCGTGCCGTTAAGAAAGTAGAAAAGTTACAGGAAAGAAAAGCCCGTGTTATAAATAAGGGGACACGTGGTAAATCACAGGCTAAATCTAACGCTAAGATCAAGGCTGCTGTTGCTAAGGGTAAAACAAAAAAGGCTGCACGTATTGATAAGCGTCAGATTAATAAAAACATGAGGGCTGGATTTGCGATTGGGAAAAAACTTAAAAAGATTTCCAAGAAGATTGTTAAAGCGGGAGGCCCTGCTCCAGTAATTAAGACTGGAAAGAGAAGATAAACTAATTAGTATATAAAAATAAACGTCATGCCTACCAGAGTAGAAAGATTAAAGAAAAGAAAACTTAAAGTTTCGGAAAAAGGAAACGATAAGATAAACCGCCAGGGATATGGAGGGAAGACGGTTAAAAAAATGAACAAGAAGGTGGCTAAAATTGACAAGAAGATTGTCAAAACTAAAGCTCGTGTTGCCACTCGTGCAAAGAAGAAGGTGACTAAAGCTTTCAAGAAGTCGGGTCGTGTTACAAATCGTGCAAGGAAAGCAAGCGCAGCATATAAATCTGTAAAGGCAAATTCTAAATCAACCACGAGTAACGTTAAGCGTGCTACAAATAAACTTAATAGATTAGGCAAAAAAGCTGGAGGGAATAAAATTATGTCCCCATCTATGTCATATATGGATACGTTTACTAAAAAGAAAAAGAAGTAACTATGCCCAGAACAAGGTCTAAGACAACTGCAAAAAAAAGGGCGAAAATGGGCCCAGGCAAATTAATTGCTGACACCCGAACTGCTGCTCAAAAAGCTGCAGACGCAAAAAAAACCGCCGCCCCTACGACGGTTAAGTCTACTACGACTAATTCTACCACTCAGTCTTCTCGAGGTAGGACGGGAAAGAGAACGAAAAATAATTTCTCACAACAGTTTCGGAACAAGCAGTCATCAGACAGTAAGCATGCGTCGGCTTCGTCTACCACCACGAGTAATACTAACAAGAGAGGAAAGACAAATATTCGCAAGACATTTGTTCATACGGATAAGGATGCTGGTAAGACTGTTGCTTCAAAGCAAAGAACAAATAAGCGTGGCACAACAAGGGAAACTGTGGTAACGGGAAAGCGAGCTGCTAAAGCTGGCGCAAGGTGGGCAAAGAAAGACAAAAAGAAAGCAGATCGTCAAAAGAAAAGATCTGATCGTAAACACAATAGAACAGTAAAAAAATAACCATGGCAATTAAAAAAAACGATCCCACGCGTATCGCATCAGGATATAGTATAGGGAAAAAAGAAGTTAGGCTAAGAAAAAAACGTGCTAAGATTAAATCAAAAATTGGTGGGGTAAATAAAGTTACGGGCAACAGGAAGAACACAAACAGCGTCGTAAATAAGATACGTAAGACTAAAGTTAAAAGTCTTAGCCGAAGAATTAAGAATCAGGACATGGTCCCCAATGCTTTTGGTCGAGACACCCCGCTTCCAAAGAGTAAGTAACTATGAACGACAACAATAAAGACGCCTGCATCTGCGGAGCGGGAGGAAATTGTCAGTGTATAGATATATCTTTTTTAGACCCGAAGGTCCTTAAAGAACGTGAGGATAAGATTAAATCAGGAGAGACGGCGTGCAATATTGAGAGCCCTGAAGGGTGCGAGTCGTGCAGTGGTTAGCCTTAAATTAATAATACTTATATTTGTAAAAATAAATCATCATGCCTACAGTAAGTTACAAATGTGGAGACACAGGAAAAATGAAAAAGAAAACTTTCCCATACAATGCAATGGGTAAAGCTCAGGCGGGTGAGTTTGCAAAAAGCATGAACGGGTCTGTAAAGAACAACCCGGGTTACGGCATGGAAAAAAAAATGACTTCAAGTTACTAATTATGAAAAAGCAAGGATACAATTCAAGACTCGATGAGTCTTTAGGTTCAAGGAACGGAAAGAAGACTCAGTCTTTAAAGTCTCGTAGACACGAGTCGGAAGGAATGGAAAGATCTTCTGGGAAAAGAAAATACTCAGCAGATCACTCTATGCCTTACCACAACAACAATTTAAAAACTCCCAAGGGAAAATAACATGATAGATTTTATAACAGAAAACTGGGCAGTATTGCTAATCGCACTTATGGCCTTCGCAAAAGTAATCGTGAATCTCACGCCTACAAAAACTGACAATAAAATTTTTGGCTGGATGGACGTGTTGATTACTTCAATCACTGGAGACAGAAGGAAGTAATGGCTGGCCGAACCAAAAAGGGAAAGTTCCCTGCCATTAAAAAGTCTAATGAAGGTAAGTTTACCGCTTGGGCTCAGAAGAATGGATTCAAGGATGCGTGTAGCGGAGCTGCTGCTGTGATGAAGAATACTAAAAAGTATTCTAAGTCGGTAGTAGAGATGGCTAACTACGCAAACAACTTTGGCTGTAAAAGATAATGAAGCGGACAAGAGTAAGTGATATACCGTCGAGGGGGTTTGGAGACACCTTCGAAAAGTTTACTACTAAAACAGGGATAAAAAAAGTAGTCGATACGGTAGCTAAAGCTACAGGGTCTGACTGCGGATGTAACAAAAGAAAGGATACTTTAAACAGGGTATTTCCCTACCAAAAATAAAACAAAATGGCAACTATTCCATTAGGACAAATGTTCCGCACGGTAGCTCCTGTTGTTGATACTATCAACAAAGGGTCCCTTCAAGCCAACTCTTTGAGGGAGGCTTTTACTATGCAGGATATTATAAACACCGTCCCATCGGGAGGAACTGTTACAGGTTCTGGGTCTGTTGGAAAAGTTCCAGAGTTTAATCCAAGTTCAACCTCAATTCAAAACTCTGTCATGGGTGTCTCAGGCGCCGATATGACTTTACAAAAAGCTTTTAATCATAGTTCTGGAACTCAAACCTTTGGCTTTGATTCCGCCAGTAATTTTAAACTGGCATCCAGTGCCGCCGTGCATTTGCAAACGTCTCCAACTGACACTACTTTATATCACGGGGCGGCACCACTGGAGCGACTTAGAACCCACAAAGGTTTACCCCCTGGGCCGAACTCCATTGGAGTAGTCGTTAATGGACAGGCAGACCTTGCAGCTTTAAATAATCCTCCCTCATTTGGTTCTGCAGGAACTGGAGTCGAAGGAGAGATCCGTTATGCTCAATCTGGAGGTTCATCATATATATTCCTTTCCCCCACTACAAATACTTTTCCTTCAGGAAATTGGAAACGTTTACTATTAGAAACTTGGGTTTAAAAAAATAAAAATTATGGCAACTATACCATTAGGACAAAAATTCCACACTACAGAAAGCCCCGCTACAGGAGGACCGAGCACAACTAACAAAGGGTCCCTTCAAGCCAACTCTTTAAGGGAGGCTTATACTATGCAGGATATCATAAACACCGTCCCATCGGGGGCTGGAACTATTACGGGTTCTGGAACATTAGATTTTTTACCTGTCTTCACAGCAGCAGAAGCTATTGGGGATTCTCCTTTTTCTGTAGACGCATCAAATAACTTAGAAATCCCATCTCTGGTTTTAAACTCTACCGACACTACTACCTCTATGGGGTTCCCCACATCATCAACTTTTGAGCTGAAAATATCGGGGGATTTAAAACTTTCTTCTGATGCCACCTCAATAACTTTATACTCTGATGCAGGGGTTGAAAGACTAACTACTACCGCAAAGGGTATAAAAGTAACGGGACAAATGGACTTAGCTGCCTTGAATGTAAAACCGTCAAGCGCTTCAGATACAGGTACTTTAGGTGAGATACGTTGGGCGTTAGATGGTTCAGATGCATATGTGTATCTTTGTACTGCTGCAAACACATGGGTGAGAGCTCCTTTAGTTACTTTTTAATAATAAAACAAAATGGCATATCAAAGATTACAAGTCAGTGAGGGGTTAGCAGTTATACCGAGTAACACTGTCCCTATCCCAGATCCAGCCACACTGGCTACGAGTGGAACCACTGTAGGTACCGCTGTTGCAAATAAACTGGTGAACACGGGCGTAGATTTTACCGCTATGGGGATTCAACTAAACGCTATCGTATACAACACAACAGATAGCACAAGTGCTTTTGTTACAGGTGTAGATAGTGCTACTACACTTTCTCTCAGCGCAAATATATTTGCTGCCGCAGAAAATTACACCATATATAACGCAGCTACTAAGGCAGCTACTCTGTATGTCGGAACAACAGGAGACCTTGTGGTACAGATGGCGAGTCAAAGAGACTCTTCAGGTACTCCAACACTTACATTTAAAAACATCCCTAACAGTGCTTTCTTACCTGTCTTAGTTACTAAGGTTGGTGCTTCGACTACTGCCACGGATATTATAGCTTTATTTTAAATGCCAACCGGGATAGGAATGGGAATTGCTGGGGAGGTTTTCCAAAACTTCCGTGTTCCCGCTGCTCCAGTAGCTGATTGCCCTACTTCTAATTCTTTAGAGTTAGATGGAGTTTCTGACTACGGTTTAATTACCGGAGCACTCGGGTTAAGCGGTTTAGACTTTAGTATCTCTTTCTGGATAAAAGTTCCAGATATAACGGGAGGCGGAGTAGGGATGTCTATCTGGGAGTCAGGCGATAACGTGATCGCCCCTCTTAATATTGAATTTGATGCATCTGGGGTACTCACGGCTTCTTCTACGGATGCCACTGTTACGGACTTAATTTTTCCTAACATAACAACTATTCCTAACGATACATGGACTCATATCGCTTTAACTGCAGATCGTTCAGGCGACTGGAAGTGGTATATCAACGCAGTAAATACAACCACGACAGACTTTAGCGCTATAACAAGGGGCTTCCCTGTTTCTGCCACTTCTTTTTTCCTTGCTCAATCCGGCGGCGGTTATTTCGAAGGGCTTGTTACTGAGTTCTCTATATGGGATGATGCGTTATTACCATCCGAAGTCCAGGCTATATACACCAATATGTCGGGGGCACAAGATTGTTTAAACGCCCTTCCCTTTGATAACAACCATATCCAAAATGGAAACTTTGCAGCTACACCTTCTGATCTTTATTGGGTTTTCGGGGTTTCGGGAGCAAACGTTATAACTTTTGGGCCTACCTCAGTGAGAATGGAATCTCCTTCAGGAACGGGTACTTGCTTCTTTAGACAGAATGGAGTGCTGGAGATTGGAGCGGCTACTACCGTAACATATACTGTAACTGCCGCTACCGCAGGAGCCTCTATGACTCTTAGTTTCAGTGGCGGGACTTCGCTAACTAACACTGTAGGAACTTATACTATGACCTTTACTGCCACATCAGCTGATCTTATTTTTAACAAAGTTGGTAGTGTAGACATGTCTATAACAGATATAATTTGCACACAAGTGTCCACGGCAAACGTAGTTACCTGGTACAGTATGACTGGTGACGCTGGGTGGAACGCAATTTCTTATAATATACTTGACGCATCAAATTATATTACGTGGCAAAATATGGATAGCTCAAATCTTTCAACCGACGTACCGACATAATGGCTATAGCAGATAGAAAATACGCGTCCTTAACTCTTGCTCAAGCAAGAACTATAGACTTTACTCAGTTTATAACTACGGACTGGGACTCCGCCCGATGGGATGATACCAGCAATGCATGTTTAGTTAAGTGGGTGGGCCGAACGCCTTCGAGTATCTCGCGTATTCGTGGCCTTACAATAAAGACTCTCGGCGAGATGCGAACTAAAGTTAGAACTCCGGGAGACGAATACATATCTCGCGGTCCAGTTCCGCGACGTTAACCTTATCTTTATGACTATGAAGCACTGGAAAACGAATGCAACTTGGAGCGGGGAGTTTATATATATATACATACAGGAATAATGCCAACAGAAATTAAAGATACATTAACGGTTATAGGCGCCAATGGCGGCGCTTTGGGAATTAGCTTAACTCAATGTAATGAGATCCTGCAACTTGTCTCTATGTTGTTGGCTATAGGGTATACGTTATATAGAATATATAAACTTAAAAAGGTGTAATGAAATTAGAGGTACTACGTTTTAGTTCCCAGTCGGATTCTACTTCTGGCCTTCTATTTGATATATCTAACAATAAAAGAAAATTTCTATGCTACACGCTCGAAGATGAAAGCAGAAAAGAAAAAGTTTGGGGAGAGACTTGTATACCTTCCGGCGAGTATTGCCTCGGTCTTAGAACTGTGGGCGGCCTTGACGCCAGGTATTCTAAGAGGTTCGCTGACATTCATATGGGGATGCTTCACGTATTGGATGTACCTAATTTTAAATATATTCTTATTCATTGCGGTAATACTGACGAAGATACTGCTGGATGTCTTCTCTTGGGCGATACGCAGGAAAACAACCTTGTAAAAAAAGACGGTTTTATAGGTAGGTCTACTCTTGCGTATATGAGGGTGTATCCTGATATAGCTGAAGCTTTAGAAAGAGGGGAGGAGGTTACTATTAAATACACTGACTATGATGCCTAATTTTTTAGGAGGGTTGTTTGGAAAGATCGTAGAGAATGCTGAAGGTATCCTCGACGAGGTTATCACGACTAAAGAGGAGAAGGAGCAGATTAAATTAGAGTTAAAAAAAATATTACTGGAAGCGGAGCGGGAGGCTTTTAATAAAGAGGTGGAGGATCGTAAAGACGCCCGGTCCCTTTATAAAGATGACAGTCTTATTCAAAAAATTCTTGCGACTATTTTTACGGCTGCATACTTTGTTTTGTCATATGTTATGTTTAAGTATTTTGTTTTACATGACGTAGTTCTTTCGGAATATGAGATAGGATTTATCTCAACTATATTCGGAGCTATGTCCGCAAAAGTAAATACTATAGTAGACTTTTTTTTTGGGGGCAGCAGTAAGGATAATAAGTAAAGTTATTTTCTTATCTTTGCCTTAACAATAAATTAAATCTATTAATATGAAAAAAGTAAAAGACGAAGAGTTAAAGCAGTTGCAAGACCTTAATGCGGAGTTTAATAAAATTAAAACTCAGTTAGGGGATGTTACTCTGCAAGAACATGGATTGGTTCTAAGAGTACAAGAAATTAAACTCCAGTTTCAAAAAGCCGAGAAAGGGTTGATGGAAACATATGGAGAGAACGCTGTTATAAATTTAGAAACAGGAGAAGTTAAAGATAAAGAAAATGGCTAAGATTGAAAACACTACCGTATATCCCTTAACGGCTCCCTCGGCGGATGACTTTATTATTGGAACAGATACAAGCGACGATAATAGAACGGTATCGTTTAGTATCAGTACGCTTACTGCTGCGGGTGGTATTCAGGGTCTTCAATCTGTTTTAGATACGGGTAATGTAGCCACACAAAATATAAACCTTACGGGTAATATAACAGTGGCTGGCACAGTGGAGCCCACTACTATTACTGCTTCGGCTTCTACGGGTACGGCAGGCCAAGTCTTAAGCTCTACAGGAACGGGCATTGAATGGGTAGACACCTCAGTAATTGCAAGCAACACTCTTCAAGAGGTGACGACTGCGGGCAATACTACGACGGATAATATCGTAATGAACGGGGGCGATATTAATAGCACCGGAAATATCTCTATGTCAGGGGCCGGGACCTCTCTTGCTTTTACAGGAACGTCTGATATTACTTTAGCTGTAGACAGCGACATTACAACGTCAGGAAACATAAACCTTTCTGGAGGGACCTCGGTTTTAAACTTCGGAGCTACAGCTGTTATTAACGATTACAACAGCGCTTCAGGATCAGCGGGACAAATACTTACGGTTAACGCTGCAGGAACGGGCATAGAGTGGTCTACAGGAATCCCAACAGCTTCTATGCCTACATTACAGGAGGTCCTTACTGCGGGTAATACAGCTACAGCAATAGGAATGTCTTTTAGTGGGGTATCTAATACTACTTTTTCTGTGGACTCTTCTATACAGTCGGAAGGAACAAATGTGTTTAGCGGGAACAATACATTTAGCGCCAATGGAGCTACAACGGGCTTAGCAGGGGTCAATCTTACAGGAAGCCTTAGCGATGGAGTAGGTACAGGTACTTCAGGACAAGTCCTTACCTCTACCGCTACAGGGATATCGTGGGCAGACCTTTCAACGATTGGGGTGTCGAGTGTTAATGCTTCTACTCCCGTAGTCGCTTCTTCTCCAGCTACTCCAATAACAATATCTCCTAACACAGGCGCTGTACAAATAAGACAAAACATATATAGTGGAGGGTCTAATATCGGATGTGTTCCAGATTTAGGAACGGCTTCTACCTTCTTGCGTGGAGACGGAACGTGGGCAACCCCTACGGGAGCGGTAAGCTCCGTGAGTGTGCTCGCTTCAGCAGCGTCTTCAGGGCCAACAGACGCTTTAAAAGTTACGCCTACTACAGGAGCGGTTCAGGTTCAGTCTAATGCTTTTGGAGGCGGGAACAGAGTGGGGCACGTTCCGGATGCTTCCGGGGCTACAGGTGCTACAGATTTCTTAAGAGCGGACGGCACCTGGGTCGCCGCTGGAGGGTCTTCAGGCTTCGGAGGGTTGCAGACTTTTATGTTTACTCAGGCTAAGACAGCTGTTACAGCTAACCACTATATGACCTTAGCTCTTAATGACGTCCCCTCAACGAACGACAGAACAACATTCTCAACGGATTTGGGAGCTTCATCTCCAACAGCTATAGGTGGATCGATGACTGATGGGAAACATGTGGCGGGTTGTTTTTTATTTAACCCTGTAAACAGTGGATGTTTAACCGCTACTCCGGCTATGAAGTGTTGCGATGTTTACTTTCAATATCTTCCAGAGCTGGCGGGGCATACTTGGACCTTAGAGTTCTGGAAAACATCTGTGTGCACAACGGGTACATACTCTCTTGCTGGAACTGCTGCTGTAGTCTCAGTAGCGGGTACCCTTGCGTGCGGCAGCCTTACTTTTACGGGAACGGCATCACAAAAATTACAGTTAGGCGAAGCTTTTTTTATAACGGTAAGACAAGATGCCACATTAGTTGCAAACGACTTCCTATTAAACCTTACGGTAAGATATGAGATGGTAGCTTAAAACTTTAAATTAAATGAAATGGACATTAGAAAAATATCAATCGGCGCAGACTATAAGTCTGGCGCGATGCATTACATAGTAGGTCAGGATGTCTTGGGTGGAAGCCATAAGATACATCTTATACAAGACAACGACGAAGCGTATAGGATCTGGATCCAGAAGGCCGAGGAGGTCTATCTCTGGAAAGAGTTTCGAAAAACGCTTCCTATTTCTTTGGAGTTTAATATAAACTTCTAATGAAGTCTCCCTTTAGCTTTCTTGTAAAAGCATATAACGAGAGGAGATACGATAATATTAAAAAAGTAGGTGGCATTGATTTAGTCACCAGCGTATCTAAAGAGGATCACGTTTCTTCTAACCGCTTTGCGGTAGTAGAGGAAACCCCCATCAACTACTGCGGACCTATAAAGAAGGGTGACACCCTTCTCGTTCACCACAACGTATTCAAGTACTACTACGATATGAGGGGTAGAGAGAAGAGTGGGAAAAGCTTCTTCAAAGACGACCTATTCCTTATCGATCCAGACCAGTTCTTCCTTTATAAATCAAAAGATAAATGGAGGGCATACGGGAAGTATTGTTTCATAGAACCCGTAAAAGCCAGGGAGTCATTGGTATACAAACGTGGAGAGGAGCCTTTAGTAGGAATAGTAAAGTATATCAACGATGAGCTCGAGGCTTTAGGAGTGAAGGAAGGGGATGAAGTTTCTTTCGAACCTGAAAGTGAGTACCCATTTACGGTGGATGGTGAGAAACTGTATCGTATGTTTACCAATAACATCACGATGATATTATGATATATATAGTTGACGACATTATTGATCAAGATCTTTTTAATCTCGCTACGGACTATTTAAACGAGGGGGAGTTTGAGAAGGTAGAGTCAGGGGGGAAAGACTTTTATATAAAAGAATCTCCAGAAAGCTTTACTAAATATATCTTAAACAAGCTGGAGGAGAATGAAGGAAGGGAGATGGAAAGCATCTTGTCTTTCTTTAGGCAATCTACAGATGAGTTAGACGTCACATGGCGTATTCATTCTGACTTAAATATAAACGGACAGCGCCCAGATAGGGCTTTAGTTCTATACATGTCTCCTCGTGAAAGGGAGGAGCTACACGGCACGGCGCTCTGGGAGCACCATAGGTACGGTAGAGAGCTCCCAAAAGATATAACGGACGCAGAGTATGACCAGATGATAAAAGTGGACTCAGAGCTCTTAGATATGTGGAGGTTAAGTTCCGTGGTGGGGTATGAGCAAAACCGAATGGTTTCATACCCGTCCAGTTATTTCCATAGTAAATATCCAAACACCTCCTGGAAAGAAGGTAGACAAGTATATGTAATGTTTTATAAATATAAAAATTAAATCATGGGAGTACAGAAAAATATATCTCTACTAAAAAGTAGGAGTGAAGACGTAACGGAGAATTTAAAGAAGTTAATTCTGGAGGAGAAACAAACACGAGAGTTAGCTATAGGCACCTTAGAGTTGTTAAAACTTATGCCAGGGTATGACGAGGCTTTGGCTTTATTAAAAGAAAAAGCTGAGCAAGATGGACATCAAGGAACTTAAGCTAAGCATCATCTTGGCTGGAGAACAAGCTGTTAAACAGTTAGTTAAGGTAGCGAAGGAAGATATTATAAAGTATGATACCGAGGATGAGTTGGCTGCGGATAGGTTAAAGAATGCCGCTGCAACTAAGAAGCTCGCTATATTTGACGCCTTTGAGATACTTAAACGTATTGAAGAGGAACGAGCTATATTGGATGGAACTGTCGTAGAAAAGAAAAACAATACACCGAAAGGATTTGCAGAGTCACGATCAAAATAGTTTATATAAGGTTATGCATAGCCATATACCTAAGTCTGTCCTTGCTTCTAAGAACAAGGCTCGGACTTGGCTATACGGATATAACGACAAGTATGACGTAATAATTATTTCTCGTGACGGAACTATAGGCGAGGTATATTATATCAATGGTTTATATATAGGTCTCCCTAAAATTTCTAAGGATGTATTTAAAAGGTCGGGTAAAAAAGAGGATCAATATTGGGAAGCAACACCTATTGCAAAAGAACTAAAGAGGATTAAGTCTATCTTCCAGTGGCACGAAACGCCAGACACATTTAAAGCCGAGTGGGTAGACTATGTCGAGCAAGAGTTTGACAGGAGGGAACAGGGGCATTGGTTTATGAATAACGGTTCTCCTGTATACCTAACGGGCACACACTATATGTATCTGCAGTGGACCAAGATAGACGTAGGTAACCCCGACTTTCGTGAAGCTAACAGGATCTTTTATATATTTTGGGAGGCGTGCAAAGCAGATAAGCGTAGCTTTGGGATGTGCTACCTTAAGATACGTCGTTCAGGATTCTCCTTTATGAGTTCTTGCGAAGGTGTAAATCAAGCTACTATAACTAAAGACTCCAGGATAGGAATACTTTCAAAGACAGGATCAGATGCTAAAAAAATGTTTACCGATAAGGTTGTCCCTATCTCTAACAACTATCCATTCTTCTTTCGTCCGATACAGGATGGAATGGATAAGCCTAAAACAGAGCTGGCTTATCGTGTTCCTGCTTCGAAGATTACAAAGAAAAACATGTACCACCTCGCGGACGAGGAGCTGGAAGGACTGGACACGACGATAGACTGGAAGAATACTGGAGACAATAGCTATGACGGAGAGAAGCTACAGCTTCTGCTACACGATGAGAGCGGAAAATGGGAGAAGCCAGACAATATCCTAAACAACTGGCGTGTCACTAAGACATGTCTTCGATTAGGGAGTAAGGTTATCGGGAAATGTATGATGGGCTCTACGTCTAACGCTTTAGATAAAGGTGGTAGAAACTTTAAAGCTTTGTACGAGGACTCTCTTCCGACGAAAAGAAACGCAAACGGACAGACCAAGAGTGGACTGTATTGTTTGTTTATTCCTATGGAGTGGAACTTCGAGGGGTATATAGATATATTCGGAATGCCTGTATTTAGTACTCCGGGTAAGCCCGTGATAGGAATCGATGGGGAAGATATAACTCTGGGAGCTATAGACTACTGGAAGAATGAGGTAGACTCTTTGACTCAGGATCCTGACGCTTTGAATGAGTTCTATAGACAGTTTCCCCGCACGGAGTCGCATGCCTTTAGAGACGAGAGTAAGCAATCCTTATTCAACCTAACAAAGATATATCAGCAAATAGATTATAACGACTCTCTTATAATGGACCATCACGTTACTCGAGGATCGTTTAGATGGAAGGATGGTATAAAGGATTCTAAAGTCATATGGTCGCCCGACAAGAGGGGGAGGTTTTTGGTTAGCTGGACTCCTCCTCCACATATGCAGAACAGAGTAGAAGTGAGAAACGGAAGGAAGTATCCTGGCAACGAACACCTCGGAACGTTTGGGTGTGACTCATATGATATATCTGGAGTGGTAGTAGGTAAAGGATCAAATGGTTCTCTTCATGGTCTTACGAAGTTTAATATGGATGAGGCCCCTGCGAATGAATTTTTCTTAGAGTATATAGCCCGCCCTCAAACGGCGGAGATATTTTTCGAAGAAGTTCTAATGGCTTGTGTATTCTACGGGATGCCTATACTATGTGAGAACAATAAACCAAGACTTTTGTATCATTTAAAGAACAGGGGATATAGAGGATTCTCGATGAATAGACCAGATAAAATATACAATAAACTTTCAAAAACCGAGAAGGAGTTAGGAGGTATACCCAACACTTCGGAAGACGTAAAGCAATCCCATGCCTCTGCTATAGAATCATATATAGAAAAGTATATAGGTATAGATTTAAACGGGGACTTTAGAGACGCTGAGGATATGGGGGTTATGTATTTTAGGCGGACCTTAGAGGACTGGGCAAAGTTTGATATAAATAACCGTACTAAGTTTGATGCGTCTATTAGCACTGGGTTAGCTATTATGGCTAACCAAAAACACTTATATACACCTTCTAAACAAACTACGAAAATAAGTGTTAACTTTGCACGGTATAATAACAACAGCGCAACAAGTCAGATAGTTAAATGAAAGGACTTCAAGTAGAGATAAATTCAGCAGTCTTTCCGAATCAGTTTGTATCTGATTCCGATAAAGCAAAAAAAGAGTTTGGCCTTCAAGTAGGACAGGCTATACAATACGAGTGGTTTAGAAGGGATGGGCTATCGTGTAGATTCTATAGTCAATTTCAAGAGTTTCATAGACTAAGGCTATATGCCAGGGGTGAACAGTCCGTTGGAAAATATAAAAACGAATTAGCTATAGATGGAGACTTGTCGTATCTAAATTTAGATTGGACCCCTATTCCTATTATACCTAAGTTTGTAGACATAGTAGTAAACGGAATGTCAGACAGGTTGTTTGACGTTAAGTGTTATGCACAGGACTCTCTCTCGGCAGAGAAAAGAAACCAGTTTCAAGAGATGGTGGAAAGAAATATGATCTCTCAAGATCTATTCCGCCAGATAAAAGCAGACTTTGGAGTAGACGCATTTGAAGTCAACCCAGACCAGCTTCCAGAAAGCGATATCGAGATGGAGCTTTACATGCAGTTGAATTACAAACCTGCTGTAGAGATTGCTAACGAAGTTGCTATAAATACTATGTTAGACGAAAGTCACTATAGCGATATCCGAAAAAGGGTGGACTATGATATGACTGTCCTGGGCATAGGTATATGTAAGCATACTTTCCAGAAGGGAGACGGAGTTCGAGTAGAGTATGTAGACCCTGCTAATGTGGTATATAGCTATACGGAAGACCCATACTTTAAGGACTGCTTCTATTGGGGGGAGTTGAAGACTATTCCTATTACGGAGGTGTTAAAGATCAACCCTGATTTAAACGAGGGTGATTTAGAAGAGATCTCTAAGTATAGCCAGTCGTGGTACGACTATTATAACGTAGCGGCTATGTATGAGAACAGTATGTTTGCTCGTGACACATGTACTCTCCTTTACTTCAACTACAAGACGACAAACAGTTTTGTGTACAAGAAGAAAAAAATGAGTGACGGCAGTTTTAAAACTGTTGAGAAGGATGACCAGTTTGACCCTCCACAGGAGATGATGGACGAGGGAGAGTTCGAAAGGGTAGAGAAAAGAATTGATGTATGGTATGAGGGTGTTATGGTAATGGGAACAAACATTATTATCCAATGGGATATGCAGAAAAACATGGTCCGACCTAACTCCGCAAACCAATTTGCTATGGCTAACTATGTGGCTTCTGCCCCAAGGATGTATAAGGGGGTGGTAGAGTCTTTAGTGAGAAGGATGATTCCTTTTGCGGACCTTATCCAGATGACACACCTAAAGATCCAACAAGTAGTTTCTCGTGTCGTTCCAGACGGAGTCTTTATAGACGCAGACGGATTAAACGAGGTGGACTTGGGCACAGGTAGTGCGTACACTCCTGAAGATGCTTTGCGTCTATACTTCCAAACGGGTAGTGTAGTAGGGAGAAGCTATACTCAAGACGGGGAGTATAACAACGCTAAGGTTCCTATTACTCAGCTTACCGCCAGTAGCGGAGCAAGTAAGATGCAGATGCTTATAGGCAACTATAACCATTACTTAGATATGATAAGGCAGGTAACCGGACTGAATGAAGCTCGTGATGGCTCTACACCAGATCCAAACTCTTTAGTCGGGGTTCAAAAGTTGGCTGCTTTAAATTCTAACACCGCTACGCGACATATCCTTCAGTCGAGTTTGTTTATCACAAAGACTATTGCCGAAGCGCTGTCGCTTCGTTGTGCAGATGTTTTGGAGTACGCAGAGTTTAGGGACGAGTTTGCTATGCAAATAGGAAAGTATAACTTAGGAATCTTAGAAGAGATATCTAACTTGTATATATACGACTTTGGAATCTTTATAGAGATGTCTCCAGACGAAGAGCAAAAACAATTGCTCGAACAAAATATTCAGATGGCTTTATCTCAGGGAGATATAAACTTAGAAGATGCTATAGATATCCGTGAGATACGAAACCTTAAGATGGCTAACCAGCTATTAAAAGTTAAGAGGAAACAGAAGCAACAGCAGGAGCAGCAAATGGAAGCTCAGAAACAACAGATGCAAGGCCAGATGCAGCAGCAGTCTCAACAAATGGCAGCTCAAGCAGCTATGCAAAAGATCCAAGCCGAGGTCCAGGCTAAGATGCAAATCAAGCAGGCCGAGGTAGGATTTGATATTGAGAGGCAAAAGAACGAGGCTATGCTTAAGCAACAGCTTATGCAGTTGGAGTTCCAGATGCAGATGTCTTTAGCGGGAGCCCAACAGCAACAGGTTGACTCTCGAGAGACACAGCGTGAAGATGCTAAGTCAGAACGTATCAGTCAAGCCAATACCGAACAATCGAAATTAATCCAGCAGAGGAAGAATAACTTACCGCCTATAAACTTTGAATCCAATGAGGATAGTTTAGATGGCTTCGATCTCGCTGAGTTTAACCCAAGATAATAGTATTAACTTTACAAAAAATTAAATTAAATGGAACAGTCAAAATTTGTAGTAAAAGCCGTCGCAGATGTAGAGGAAAAATCTACAGCGGAAGTAGAAGAGCAACTTTTAAAAACCCATGAGGAGCAATTCTCTGCGAAAGAAAGTAATTCGGAACCTGAAAAGGTAGATGTAGTCGCAGAAGAAGAAGTTGCCCCTGCAGAGGTTCAAGAGACGGGTGAGTTAAAAGATGAAGATATTCTTAAGTATATTAAGGATAGATATAATAAAGAAATAAACTCTGTTGATGAGTTGTTTGCAACGCAAGAAGCAAATGAAGATTTACCAGAGGATGTGTCAGCGTTCTTTAAATATAAAAAGGAAACAGGAAGAGGGATAAGTGACTTCGTAAAACTGCAACAGGATTACGACGAAATGGAACCCACGGAAGTGTTGTCTAATTATTACTCCCAAACCGAAGAAGGGTTGGACGAAATTGATATTCAAGATCTCATAGAAGATAAGTTTGGATACGACGAAGACCTGGATGAGGATAAGGATATAAAGAAAAGAAAGTTAGCACAAAAACGAGAGCTTGTAAAAGCGAAGAAATTCTTCACTGAGCAGAAAGAACAATACAAAACTCCCCTTGAGTCAAGCGGGAGTCTTAGTTCAGAAGATCAGACAGAAGAGTTCAATCGCTATAAGAGCTACGTAGAGGATTCCACTACTCGTGAAGAGGAAATGAAGAAGAGGTACAGTTGGTTTGTTGAGAAAACGGGTAACGTTTTCAACGATGACTTCAAAGGTTTTGAGGTTTCGGTAAACGACAAGTCATATACCTACAAACCTGGTGATGCGTCAGAACTGATGAACAAGCAGAAGGATGTAAATAATTTTATCAAACCTTATTTAGATTCTGAAAGCGGCATGATGAAAGACGCAGAGGGATACCACAGAGCAATGTCTATTGCAATGAATCCTGAGAAGTTCGCCAAATTTTTCTATGAGCAGGGTAAGGCTGAGACTATTGATGATGTTTCTAAAAAATCAAAGAACATCGATATGGTTCGTCAGACCCCTCAGTCTTTCAGCAAGGACGGTCTTAAGATCAGACCTGTTGGAGATACATCGAGCGGAAGAGGACTCAAAATTAAAAGTGTAAAAAGAGTTTAACAATTTAAAAATTAAGAAAATATGAGTGTAAATACATCACCAGGAATCAACTTAATCCCATCTGCGGAACGAGTTGCACTTCCTACAAACTATATTACCAACTTCGATTTCCTCAATCAGTATCTTCCAGATACTTATGAGAAAGAGTTCGAGCGTTACGGTAATAGATCAATCTCTTCATTCCTAAGAATGGTAGGAGCGGAAATGCCTTCTAACTCTGACATGATCAAATGGGCAGAGCAAGGAAGACTGCATATTAAATACACTAACGTAACTTTAGGAAGCTACACAGGAGCTGAGACTGTACAGACGTTAACTATTAACGACAACCTTAACCCAGCTGTCCCAGGTGGGGGTACGACTATCTCAGCAGGAGGTAATGTTGCTATCAGAATCGGTCAAACGATTATGATCTCTGACAACTCTCCAACCTCTAACTTTAGTAACAAAGCTGTTGTTACTGCTGTACCAACTTCAAACACTATTACCGTAGCTTACTACGAAGCAACACAGGCAGGTTATGCTGCAGCTTCTACGATGACTATCTTTATCTACGGTTCTGAGTTTAAGAAAGGAACATCTGGAATGGATGATTCTTTAGAGTCTGACGACTTCATCTTCCAAAACAAGCCTATTATCATTAAGGACAAGTACGAAGTATCTGGTTCTGATATGGCTCAGATTGGATGGATTGAAATCACTTCTGAAGACGGAGCTAACGGATACCTATGGTACCTAAAGTCTGAGCACGACACAAGACTTCGTTTCGAAGATTACTTGGAGACTGCTATGGTGGAGGCTGTACCAGCGGCAAACGGTTCTGGTGCTGAGGCGGCGCTTTCTACTGCAGCTGGTGGAGCAGGTATAGTTAACGCTGGTTCTGACGGAGTCTTCTACTCAGTAGGAACTCGTGGAAACGTATACGGCGGGGGTAACCCAGTTGCGTTAGCTGACTTCGATGCTGTAATCCAGAGGTTAGATAAGCAAGGTTCTATCGAGGAGAATGCTCTCTTTGTAAACCGTCAGTTCTCTTTCGATATGGACGATATGTTAGCTGCACAAAACTCTTACGGAGCGGGTGGTACTTCATACGGACTCTTCGATAACGATCAAGAGATGGCTCTTAACTTAGGTTTCACTGGCTTCCGTAGAGGATATGACTTCTACAAGACAGATTGGAAATACCTTAACGATGCTACTATGAGAGGAGATCTAACAGGAGGAGCTATCAACGGACTATTAGTCCCTGCTGGTTCTACTACTGTATATGACCAAATCTTAGGAAAGAACGCTAAGCGTCCATTCTTACACGTTAGATACAGAGCTTCTGAGACAGAAGATAGAAGATACAAGACTTGGCTCACTGGTTCTGCTGGTGGAGCGAGAACATCTTCTTTGGATGCTATGGAGGTTAACTTCTTGAGTGAGAGATGTGTATGTACTTTAGGTGCAAACAACTTCTTCTTATTCCAGAACGCATAATATAAAATGATGGAAATGGGGGAGGGGAATCCCTCCTCCCCTATTTTTTTAAATTCGAATTAAATTTTAATAAAATGAAAAAAGAAATATTTACCTCTAAGGCGTACAGACTGAAAAATGACTCTGCGCCTTTAAACTATATGTTGGCTTCACATAACAGCAGCAGGTCCCCCTTACTTTACTTCGACGAAGAGACAGGCGTCAACCGCCCCCTTCGCTATGCAAGGAATCAAAAGTCTCCCTTTGTGGATGAACAGGATGGAAGTGCTATCTTAGAACCCATCGTCTTTGAGGATGGTATGTTAGTAGTGGAAAAAGCCAACCAAGTATTACAGCAGTTTTTATACTACCACCCCAGCAGAGACAGAGTCTTCGAGGAGGTGGATAATGAAAGAGACGCATCCGAAGATGTGGAGATATTAGAGATGGAATTAAACGCACAGATTGTAGCTAAAGAACTTTCTTTCGAGAAGCTTCTATCTGTAAGTAGAATCCTTCTTGGCGGTTCGGTAGATAGGTTAAGTACCCCTGAGTTAAAAAGAGATATCTTACTGTTTGCTAAATACAACCCCGAAGATTTTATGGAGGTAGTAAACGATCCTGATTTAGAATTTGGCGATGAGGTAAGACAGTTCTTCGATGAGAAGCTTTTATCTTTACGCAATAACAATAAGGATGTATACTTTAACCTTAAAGGGAATAAAAAGAAAATGCTTACCGTTCCTTTCGGAGAAGACCCTTACCACGTAGTGGGGTCTTACTTAAAGACGGATGACGGCATAGATGTATACCAAGGACTTTCTAAGTTACTAAATAAATAAACAAAAACCATGATGGATTTTATCGTAGAAAACTGGTCTGAATTGCTAATCGCAGTAATGGCCCTGGCAAAAGTAGTAGTAAACCTTACTCCTACAGAAAAAGACAACCAGATATTCGGTTGGATAGATAACCTTATAGGATACTTAATTCCAGATCGAAGGAAGAAGTAAACGACTTTAAAGAAGGGCTCCAAATCGGGGCCCTTTTTTTTGTGTATCTTTGTACCGTATTAACACATAAATTATTTTTATTATGGAAAAATTTTTAAGCATCCCTGTAACTTCAGAAGGAAACCAACTGGTTCCTGTTACCGATGTAAAACTTATTGAGTGGGAGTCCACTACTTCAACTTCTTTAACTTATGGAAGCGGAAAGGTAGTTACTATTACTCACGCTTCTGTAGGAGCAGCCTCTGGCACAAACTCTGGAAATCAGTTTAGACAGTTTATACAGTCAAGCGCTGTAGCCGCTTTGCAAACTTCTTGGACGAACCCTTCTTTTTCAGCAATCCCAGTATACGCAGTAAGCGATATTACTATTGCTTAACTATTAACACATAAAATATTTTTATTATGGAAAAATTTCTCAGTATCCCCGTATTAGACGGGAACGCTACAAACAGTCAAGACCAATTGGTTTCGATTACAGGGATCCTAAGTATAGGACAGCCTACAACAACAACGGCTACTATCAAGTATGTTGGCGGTAAGGTTACTACCTTAACATGGCCAACAGCTTATGCTTCTCCAATTCTTCAGGAGGCGGTGCAGACAGCTGCGATGGAAGCTTTAAAGTCGGGATGGACTGCGGTAACAGAATACTACGCTCCAAAAGGAATGGTCGCAGGACCAGCCGTAAATACGGCCACTGAAGCTGGGTCATTCTTAAATGTTAACCCGCTTTCAGCAATAGCAATAGCTTAATATGCTTTCAAACATGGAAAAATTTATAAACTTTAAAGAGCTTAATGTCGTTAAGACAGGAACCTCGACAGCGAATGGCGACGCTGGTTTAACACTAACGGATACTACAGTAGGTACTTTTTTTACACGACTTGTGTTGCCTCATGCTATTGTATGGGATAGAGCGACAGCAAGGAAGTACCTTGTAACAGCCGTTACTTCCGATACTGTATTAGCCCTTGAATCTATAGGCGTTGATACTGGAACAGGTATTCCAGATGCAACTGCATATTTTATCTATATGCCAGAGTATACTGTTAGACAGGCAGGTACTGCAGACGGAACTGGGGCGTTTCAACTAATTGACACTACAGTAGATTTCATTGCTGCTGGAGTAAAAATTGGGGACTACGCTTTAGATATAACAGCAGCTGTTACGGCTAAAGTTACTGCGGTAACACCCACTACATTAACTGTAGATACTGATACTTTTGCAGGCGGCGATACTTACTTAGTATATGCTTCAGGCGCTGACGATCACGATGTTATAATGAGATCGGCGGATGTTGCAGATATTTCAAATGCATCAGCTGACACCTCTATAGTTAACACTACATATGAGCCAACAGGAACAGCGGTAATGAAAGTTGATTACGCATATTCTTCTACGGTTGGAGCTAATTCAGATATGAGAGCAGCAATGCAAGACGCTGTAACAGCTTCTTTACAAACTGCATGGCCAGCTGTAACGTATGATTTTCCAGGGCTTTTAAACGCTGCTGATGCTGCAACAAACGCGACGTGGTTAGGGGGGAGAGACTACTTCTTTTTAAGAATACAATAACCATGGTAAAATATTTAACAGTAACCATAACAGACGGAACGAAAAAGATTTTTCCTATTCATGACTTTATGGTTATGAGGGGTGAAAATGATTCGCAAATAAAGATTAACATCGGACCAACAGGAGGGTTTGACATTATACAATTAGATTTTTCAGCAGACCCTTTGTGGAGCGCAAATAATGTCTTTGTAGATGGAAGCATGGTAGATGTTATACAGAAATTAATTATAGAGGCTATGGCAAGAGGCACTTATACTGATCCGTATTTTGATATAACGAAGCGTATTCCAATTCCTTTAACTGATGTATCACCACAAACGACATGAAAAAGTTTTTTTATTTACAGATGGAAGGAGGGAGTAAAGCTCCGTTACTTTTATCCGCCACCGGAGTTGTGGGGACTAACAGAGAATCAAGTACTGAGACGAGGATTTTTTACAAATCAGAAAACACTGGGGATGAGGTGAGACTCTTACATGCGGATGATGCCAGCTCTCCTTTAAAGATGGAGGCGTTTTTAGTGGATGAGCTGCAGAAACTTTTAAGCACTCCGGCTACGAATGTGGCGCCTCTGCTTATTCCTCCTGTAGAGATTGCAACTTACTCATTGGGCTAAAGGTTAACACACACTATTAGAAAGGGGTTCCAAAAAATGGGACCCTTTTTTTTGTGCTATCTTTGTAAAAAGTTTTTTTATGATAAATTCGGTACGCAATACGGTGTTGGCTATAGCTAACAAAAATAACTACGGATATATCTCGCCACAAGATTTCAACCTCTACGCTAAGCAGGCGCAGATGGATATGTTTGAGGATTACTTTTATCAGTACAACAACTGGATAAATAGAGAGAACGCGAGATCGTCGGGTACAGGTTATGCAGATATAGTAAAAGGTTTAGAAGAAGTTATAGACTCCTTCTCTATGCAAACCTTCTTAGCCCAGCTCAGTCCTTTGAGTGTGCCTAACGTGCCTTCAGGGCTATCAGGGTCGGCGGTATATCAGCTACCTTCAGACTACTATCTCATAAATAAACTTTATAGATATCCTACCAGAAGAGCAAGCGGAACTACCAGCAGCTCTATTGCTTCCACCACTCTTTTAATTGATAATACTGTAGACTTTTTTACTTTAGGGGTGCAGCCAGGAGATATTGTAATAAACACCAGCGCTACAGGAGCGGCTCCATATCCCGCTACAGGGGCACCTGGGTTGCAAGGGTGGGTGCAGAATATCGATAACACTGCGGCACCAGCAGGCTCGATTATAACATGCTCAGCTACTTTGTTTGTAGACCCAGCGGGGTTAGGAGGTGAAACGTATGCTATATATGACGCTAATAATATTGTAGAGGTAGAGAGGGTAAGCCAAAGAAAGATATTTAATCTTACCAGCAGCAACCTCACTTACCCTACACCACAGTATCCATGCTATGTTTTGGACGGGAATTTAATTTCTGTATACCCAACCACCTGGGATGGTTTAAATGACCCATATACTATAGGTGATGGGATGGGCCCATGTGATGTTAAAGCTCAGTACATCAGGTACCCTTTTGATCCAAACTGGACTTTCGCTACGTTGTTAGGGGGAGAGCCTTTGTTCGATCAATCGCAGAGTGACTACCAAGATTTTGAGCTACCCCTCTCGGACGAGCCCGCGTTAGTGGCTAAGATATGTCAGTACGTAGGCATAGAGATAAGGGAAGCTGAAGTAGTACAGTTTGGTCAAACTGAAGAACAGGTAGATACTCAAGAAACAAGCTAAAGATTATGGCGTATATAACAGATTACGAATACTACGAAAATAACCAAGTCTCTCCACAAGATGAGAACTGGGGGTCTTATCAGTATGTCACATTAGACGATATTGTCAACAACTTTATGTTGATGTATCAGGGAAACAATGAGCTTATAAATAATATCAGTAGGTATCAAGTTTTATTCTTTGCTAAGAGAGCTATACAAGAATTAAACTATGACGCCATGAAGGAGATAAAAATCCTTCAGCTACAAGTAAACGATCAGTTGCGTTTTGTTTTGCCTCCCGACTATGTAAATTGGGTGAGGATTTCTTTGTACCAGAACGGAGTCTTAAGACCTCTTACGGAAAATATACAAACCAACTGGAGTGGAGCATACCTTCAAGACAATCAGTACAGGGTTTTATTTGATGCGTATGGAGATATTCTTAAGCCTAATGACTCTCAGTTAGATATAGACAGAATTACGGGGCAGAAACAAAGCATATATTTAAACGCAGGCAGCCCGTACAATGGGGCGATGGGTTATCAGTGTGATGGGGCTTGGTATTTCGATTACCAGGTTGGAGCAAGGTTTGGTTTAAACACGGAAACGGCCAACAGCAACCCTACTTTTAATATCAATAAAAGATCGGGAGTAATAAACTTTAGTTCAGGCATGGCGTCGCAGTCAGTGGTGTTAGAATATATCTCTGACGGGATGGAAAAGGGGAAAGACTCTAAGGTAAGTGTGAATAAATTATTTGAAGATTATATCTATGCAGCCATTAAGTATTCTATTTTAAACAATAGACTGTCCGCGCAGGAGTATATTATTAATAGAGCACGGAAAGACAAATCGTCTTTACTTCGTAACGCTAAACTTAGATTAAGTAACATGCACCCTGGCAGACTCCTTATGAATATGAGGGGGCAGGCTAAATGGATAAAGTAATATGCTGATACAAACTAACTTTATTGCTGGTAGAATGAACAAAAGCGTCGACGAACGCTTAGTTCCTGTAGGCGAATATGTAGATGCATTAAATGTACGCTTGGGTTCTACCGAATCCACAGAGATCGGGGCGGTAGAAAACTCTAAGGGTAACACCAACCTTACTCCCAATATTGAGTACAACGGAAATCCTCTATCGGCTAACGCGCGGTGTATAGGAGCGTTTGAAGATGGCATGGCGGAAACTATCTATTGGTTTGTTTACGATCCAGGCGACCCTGCAACAGGGCAAGTGGAGGTAGATATGATACTATCATATAATACTAACACCAACACGTTATTGTATCATGTTGTTAGCACCAGTGTTTTAAACTTCAACCCTACATACCTTATCAACGCGGTAAATAAAATTGAGAATCTTTTATTCTTTACCGACGACCTTAACCCTCCGAGATATATTAACGTAACCAGAAACTACCCTGTACCAACAGGTCTAACTGACGGAATTGAAGAGGAGGACATCAGTGTTATTGTTAAACCCCCTGGGTTTGAGGATGTAAGTACTGTCACTTTAAACAACCCCTTGCGCTCTCCTTTTGTAGAGATGTCTAATCAAGTAGATTTTCAAGGTGATTATTTAGAGATGCGGTTTTTAAGATTTGCATATCGATATAGATATTTAGATGAGGGGTATAGCGCCACCTCTTTGTTTAGCAACCCCGCTTTTGAACCTAAAACTTTTGCTTTCAGCAATGAGACGTTTAAAAACGTTGGAATGGTAAATAGGTTTAATACCGCGCAGGTCTATTTTTCTACAGGATCACGAAGAGTAAAGGAGATACAGCTTCTATATAAAGACACTACGAGCAATAATATTTTTATTGTAAAAACATATAACAAGCAAGACTTAGGTATCCCTGACGACTCCTATTTTTCTCAGCAATTTGACAATAGTAAGATACTTACTTTGCTGGGGTCTGATGAGTTGCTTAGGCTCTACGACAATGTTCCTCGAATAGCAAAAGCTCAAACTATTCAAGGCAATAGATTAATGTATGGTAACTATGTTGATCAGTATGACATCACTAATAGGGAAGATGGAGACCTTATTCAGATGGACTACTGGCTTAACGCCGACTCTCAAGAGTTAGGAGTATCTGATTTCCCCACGCCAGCGGGGTCGCCAGGAACTTATAGTATAGATCCAGCAGCTCCAGCAACGGTAATATCTGACGCTACTATAGGGTTTGATCTCTCTTCTATTACAGAAGACATTGTTGCGGGAACTACATTTCGTTTTCAATTGGCTTTACAAAACGTACAGAGTGCGAGAAGCGGAAGCGCTCAACAGCCCGCTGCAACTGTTATCCCTTCGTTTGGAGTGACGCTTACTTTTGTGGCCAGTCAGACATATACGTCTGTCAATCAAATGCTTTCGTCTCAAGAGTTTGCCGCAGCTGTGGGATCAGACAACACCTTTCTCCAGCTAATCCCATATACAACTCCTGTACCACCCTTATACCCTCCTACAGTAAACCCTACAAGTTTAGGGACTACGTTAACAGATGTGTTTAACAACTCTCTTCCATATGCTTGGCAAAATGGATCGGATTATTTACTGCTGGTAGATACAGCTATCTCAAACCCATGCGCTGTAACGGGGATGACGCCTTTCCCTCCCCTCGCTCCCGTATGTACTCAACAAAGTTTTGATCTTACGGTAGCTGGTTCTACGTTTACATTGCAGGTTCCTGCGGCTACATACTACTTTAACTCTACTCCTACAGAAACTATTCAGTATGAGTACTTGGCTTTTAATTTAGGAAGCTCAGGTGGGTTTATGCAAACTTTACCGACCAGCGGGAGCCTACATAGCCATAGAGATTATGAAGTGGGGGTAGTGTATATGGATGAATACGGTAGGTCCTCTACGGTATTGACAAGCCAAAACAACAGTATATTTTTTCCCGCCAGCACTTCTATTTTTCAAAACAAGATACAGGTTCAATTACAAAACTTAGCTCCTTATTGGGCTAAGTTCTATAAATTTGTATTAAAACCTACGCAGGGGCTATACAATACCATATGGAGCACTATGGTGTTTAAACAGGATGGATCCGACGTGGGACCTGAACCTTTTATTGCCGATTCAGAAAGCTATTGGTTTAGGCTGGAGGGGGATAGTCAAAACATAGTCTCAGTAGGGGATGTGCTTACAGTAAAGCGAGACGCTAATGGAGCGGTAGGGGCTTTCCTTACAGCAGAAGTTTTAGATAAAGAAGCTATATACTCTCAGCAGATAAACTCCACCAACCCAGCGGGTATATACATGAGGCTAAAGGCCAGTGGGTGGGCTACTGAAGGGAATAACGCTCAAACTAACATATCTTCTAATGACACCGTAACCAATACAAACGGACAGGTAGAAAACTGTAATGACATTAATGATTTAGTTCCAGCCACTTCTCCGCCGATATCAGGGGAGGTTCCTGCGGGAAGTACTGTTAGGGTGCGTGTACATAATAGCCGTACAGGTACAAATAACAATCAATGTTCAGACAAAGTTATTATCTGGGATAGTGGGGACCAACTTGTTAATGAAACATATGCAAATATACGGGTGTGTTTAATACAGTTAGGGTTTCCGCAGTTATGTACAACAGATCAAGCTACCCAAAACGTGGGGGAAATGTCCTTAGAGTTTGACTCCGGTGAATACAACAATACAGAAGTAGTTCCCGTAGATTGTTTTACTTCTAAAGTATATGTTACAGATGACGGGGCGGGAAATTTTCGCATAAAGAATAAATCAGGTATCCCTACGTGTACACAGCTGGTCTTTCAGGAGAAAGAATCTGTCACCCGTTTGGAAGTAACTATTAATTATTCTTCAGGAACATTCTGTTTTGAAACTGAGCCCGCAGCTGTAGACCCAAATTTATTCTACGACGCTTCAGATATGACTCCGTGCTACACTTCTCTTACAGACGGTAACTCTTATCATTTGGCGGCACAAGAGTGGGCGGCCCCTAACGGGCCATACTCTGTAGTCGCAGGTGGTCAAAGCCAATCCTCTGCTTTGCCTCTTATTACAACGTTAGATTTTTATAACTGCTACGTGTTTGGTAATGGGGTAGAGAGTTTTAGAATAGAAGACCGTATTGACGGAAAGTTTTTCTTATTGGGGGACAGAGTTATGGCAGAGTCTAACCAAACCTTTAGCGAGGCGGATAGGTTTGCGGGTATGACATACAGTGGAGTCTTTAGCAATGGGTCAAACTTTAATAATTTAAACGAGTTTAATTTAGGACTGGTAAATTATAAAGACTTAGAAACTAATTTTGGTCCTATACAGGTTTTACATTCTCGTGAGACAGATATACTGGTACTGCAAGAAGACAGGATTTCATATGTCCTATCAAGCAAGAATGTTATTACAGACTCTACAGGAGGAGGGGCTATAGCTTCTGTGCCTGAAGTTTTAGGAACGCAGATAGCTCGCATAGAGGAGTATGGAATAAGTTTTAACCCAGAAAGTTTTGTTCAGTGGGGACACAGCATGTACTTCACTGACGCTAAGAGAAGTGCGGTTCTGTCTTTAACGGGAGCCAGTAGAGGGTCTGATCAACTACAGGTAATTTCTCAAATGGGGATGCGGTCTTATTTTAGGGATCAATTTACCGCTCAAATTACTACTCAAAAGTTAGGAGGGTACGACCCTTATATGAATGAATATGTACTGGGGATGAATAGTATTCAGATACCTATGCCATTGGTAGAGTTTCCGTGCGGGCAAGAGGCAAGTCAAAATGCTGCCGACCAAACGTTAAACTATACCGTTAACTTTGGCTCTTTAATTGGTCAAATAGATATTCCATACAGTATAACTCAGGGGTCTATTATTATAAGCGTCACTTGGAACGGGGTGACTTATAGCACAGGGGTGGTAAGTACTAACGGAACTTTGTCTTTTAATAAAACGTCTTCTAACCCAACAACAGCAACGTTTAGTATAGCGCCTTATAGCGCTGGTTTGCCAGGAAATGTGCCCGCTTCTTACAGCTTAACTCCTGGGTGTCCTCCTCAAGATAACGTGACGTTAATTCAAGTTGTAGTAAACGGTAATAACTATATAAACGAATCTATACATTATGGTTTTGATTGGAGTGATGGCGTGACAACCAGTCCGATATCTTCTACACCTGTTATTATGATAGGAGGGGCAGCTACGTCAGCTTATCTTGAACAGACGGGAAATGTATCGCAAGGGATATTCCCATACGACGGATCAAATATAACTCTTCGGACTACACAAATTCCGCCGGATGATTTTTCTTTCAACCCTACTCTGCATAAGTTTAGAATACTGTCAAGTAACACTCTGTATACCAATACCGTAGCGGACATAACGTCTTTACTGGCTGCGGCAAGTGAGATAGTTCCTATAACAAACCCTTCAACTCCTATCTTCCAAGCTACAGAAACAGCTTTCGCTATGCCTGGAGCCAACGATTATCTATACCTGGTTTGGGATTTCAGAGATGTCACAGAAGACCAGTTGTGTTATAGTGCTGTAAGCGCTGATGACGCGTGTTGTAATTGTACGACAGCTTGCAATAGATGTTGGTTTAGCCCAGTGCAGTCGAGTCAACCTTCGGCATGTGCGGTGGATACAAATAGTTTTGGAAGCAACCAAATATCATTTACGGGAGCGGGACCGATACCTGTTATAGGAGATATTGTGTATGCTGCAGGTAACGTCTCTTGTCAGCCATCAGTGGGTCTTGGAACTCCAGGGTTCTATGTAGTAGACCCCTCTCAACCTTCCGCCGCCACACCTAAGAACTGGATTCAGGTAGGGCCAGGAGGTATAGTTACAAATTCAGGAACATGTTAAAAAATTAAATCATGCCAACTCCTTCAACTTTTTATTACGACAGTACAGTATTCTGTGACGCAACAGATATATGGACCGACTCTTCTTTATCTATACCATCAGCTGATGGGTGGTATCAGGTAGGCGGCGTGTATCGCCAGAAGCTTAGCGGCGTCTTAGGTCCCTGTCAAGCTTGCCCTGAGTGTGGTGCAGGATTTGCAGACTGTGACGGTCCGGTTAATGCTAATGCAGGGCAGGGAGTTTATCACGTTAACTACGATGTAGGGAGTGCTGTGGGAGCGGTGGTAATAGCATTTGATCCTCAAAATTTCCCGGATATGTTGACATGGAGCTATAATGGCCTCTCTGCTTCAGAGTATTCTTCTCGTCCTCACGGGTATAGACAAGGATATATAGGATCTATTTCCACTGGGGGGCTGCTGACTCCGCCTATAGTTAATGGATCGCCCGCGGGACCTTTCGTTACAGCTATAAGTTATCTATGGAACGATAGTCTTGGCGTCTTTATTGCTAATGGGACGGAGTCTATCCCCACCGTTCCTGCTACTGACGTTTCATTAACACCTACGGGATATAATGTGCTGGATAGAGCATATATGGTCATTCCGAAAACCGATCCGTCCGTCCAAACAGTAGCGATAACTATATATGGACCGGGAAATTCTACGGTATGGAATATGGTGGCTTATTGCCCTAAATCTCTTAACCCATTCCCATACAATCGTGTTTCAGGAAGCGCTTGCTCTCCTTTAAGTAAAGTTATGTACACATGTTCGGTGGCGCCAGGGGGTGATGGAACAAATACTATGTTGGGTATTAATGACTGGGCGTTTGAAAATTACACAGGAGAGACACCCGTGTCTGCAGGGGTATACCCTGTTGAAGATGGAGACGGTGTAACAAAATGTGTTACCGTTGACGCTAACGGAACAATTACTAATATCAGCGCTGCATGTGCAGGAACTTGTTAATATAAAATACTATGGCAGATAAAGAAGCTACATTATCGTACTCTCAAGACTCTAAGGGATGGCCGTCTTTCTACTCTTACCTACCTAACTATATGATTGGTATGAATGGGTATTTCTATAGCTTTGGTCCTGCGGAAAATGAAGACGGAACTATTAGCGGCGGAAATTTATACCGTCATAATGTAAACGAAACCAGGAATAACTACTACGGAGTTCAATATAACTCTACCCTTACCGCCGTATTAAACATTGAGCCTAAGACGATTAAGCTCTTCAAGACTATGTCATACGAAAGCGACGACAGGTGGGCTTGCACAAGTTTGATTACGGACTTGGGGTCTGGCTCTATGTTGGCAACATATTTTGAGCAAAAAGAAGGAGAGTGGTTTACATTCTTGCGAGAGAACGAAGGTACTCGAGACTACAAAGACAGGAGTGTAAATGGAATAGGTAGTGCCGATCAGGTATATGGATCTCCCGCTGTAACAATTATTATATTTACGGTGGCGGTAGGTTCTATTGTTAGTGTAGGAGATTATATATACTCTACGCCCTTAACGGGCAGCCCTCCTGTAGCTACGGGAGCTCCTATATATGTAGGTCAGGTTACCGAAGTGAATAATATAGGTGGTGTTTTTAATGCAAATACTTTAAGCATAGACCCAACCATTCCTGAGCCAGGCACTGGGGATACAGGGATATCTCCTGCGATAGGAGACTTTATCTTTTACTTTAAAGATGTGGTAGCGGAATCACATGGAGCTCGAGGATACTTTATGCAGTTTAAATTAGAAAATGTAAACACCGCAGCTGTAGAATTATTTGCAGTAGGAAGCAGTGTCATGAAGAGTTATCCATAATTTGTGCTATCTTTGCATGAATGCAATTAAGTATAGAGCCATTACAAGAAGGGGATTATGAAAACATCTTATGCCAATGGTGGAAAGATTGGAGGTGGACACCACCTTCTAAAGACTTTTTACCTGACGACGGGGTGGGAGGTTTTATCGTCTACGATGACGGAGTTCCTGTTTGTGCTGGCTTTATGTATAGAACTAACTCTAAAGCTGTATGGTGTGACTGGATAATATCTAACATCCACTACAAAAATAGGGAAGGAAGGAAGAGAGCTCTCGAACTTCTGGTTCAAACAGTGGAGAGGTTGGCTAAAGATTTAGGCAATAAATTTATATACGCGTTAATAAAGAATAAACCACTAATAAACACATACGTAAAGATGGGATTTACTGAAGCTTCCTCTTACTCTACGGAAATGATTAAACATATTTGATATGGCAGTAACAACATCGGCAGTAATAGGAATAGGATCTGGTATAGCTACCTCTATAAAGGGCTTCACTGACGCAGGTTCGGCCCGCACAGCTCAGCAAAATGCTGACAACGAAGCGAAGCGTATGATGATGAACGCTCGGAAGAGAGCGGAACAGAATGAATACGGAGAGTTAAGCTTAGGCTTAGAATCTTTCGAAGCAGAGTTCGAAGCTAACTTAGCGGCGGATAGACAAGCTATCGAGGCTTTACAAGAGGGTGACTCAAGGTCGTTAGCGGCTGGTGTAGGTAGGGTAGGGGCGCAACAGAACCAGGAGGCTCAAGCTACACGTATGAATATGTCTGATGAGATGTTTGGTTTAGAGAAGATGAAGGCTGACGCAAAAGAGCAGCAGAAGCAGCAGCTTATTTCTATGGATGTGGGTGAGGCTAAGATGCAGGACCAGAAATCTCGTGAGGCAGCAGAGCAAAGGCGCAGGGGTATAGAGGCTGGCTTCCAAGGTATAGGTCAAGTAGCTCAAGGAGTAGGAGATATGGCCCCACTATATGGCAGGAGCATGAACGATAAGAGGGCTCAAGGTTTGGTGGGTAACAATAAGTTTTTGGAAGGTATGGGAATAGATCCTTCTAACCTGAATTATGAACAAAGAATGGCTCTTATGGATAAAATTTCAGGGGTAGAAATTACCGGCCAACAATATCGTCAAGGGGTTAGAGATGACTTTAAGGATTTTGACTTCTCAATATTTAACTAATAATGGCAAAAGATTTTAGTATATCGAGTAAGGTATTAGATACCGACAAGTACGTATATAGAGAAGAGAGAGACCTGGCGAAAACGCAGGTCGATTGGGGTACTATAAGTAAGAACTTAACGGACACTATTAACACTGTACGTGACGACAGGGAAACTCAGAAGTCGGAGATAGAGAAGGCGAACATCGAGGAGATGAACCGCGCTGGAGAGTTCGATCAGTACAATAATAAAACTCTGAACGAGTCTGTGTTAGAGGGCAGTGAGTGGGCTAAGAACGCCCTGTCTGTGCAGATGGATCTTGTACGCAGAGGTCTTGTTACTCCAGGCGAAAACCAAAGGTATCAGCAAAGGGTAAGCGATAGCTTTACTTTTCTTAAAAAAAACTTGGGGAGTTTTGAGGCAGATTTTAATGAGAATAACAGAAGAGCGGAGGAGAACGAATCTACTACGCTGGAGCAAGCTATTAACGGAAGTGTAGCAGGGCTTGGGGTCTTGAAAAATTGGAATCTTTCTGGCAATGCTGCCACGGGAGAGCTTGCGTATGTAAGAGTAGGTAATGACCCTAAGACAGGAGAGCCTTACGATGCTAACAACCCAGCTAACCAAGCCAGTTTAGGAAGCATAGGTGTAAGGGCTACAAATAGAACGGACTACACCAGTACAACTGAAATGGCTCAGGCAGAAGTGGGATCTTTAGCTGAAGTTATCAGCTCTACTTTATTAGATAACCAAGCTGTACGTAGTATAGAAGATTGGAGGCAGTTGGATCAGAGTGAAGAAATGATGACGGGGCTGGTAAAAACTCTTACCTCTACCACTGGCAAGATGGCCAGCATAGCTCAAGATAAACTTGGGTTTACGGCTGAAGCCTATAAGCAAGATTGGACAGACGAGGAGTTGGCTGAAGATCCTGATAGAGTAAGATTAATCCCTGACCCAAGTGGGTCGGGCGACTTAAAGGTTGACTATAGTCCAGAGCAGATAGCTCGAATTGAAGAGGCGGCAAGGTTAGCTTTAGAGTCTCAGATAGACCAAAAAATAAAGAAGGTTAAAGGATTCACTGAGCAGAAGCAGTCCAATCTGGAGGCAGGTCAGACCAGAGAGATAGATATAGCTCACGGATATATGAACTCTTTAAGAGACTTTATTATATTAGGTGAAGCGGGAGCTTCATCAGGGGCGCAGAACCTTGTTAATGAGGTTAATAAAAACTTAGCTGAAGGAGATTCTCGTATTGAAACAATAGACAGGGAGGTCGATGATGAGGGAAATGTAACATCCTTTATAATAAGACGAGCTGATAAAACATCTAAACCTATTAATATAAAAGGAATGAGTACCACTCAAGCTATGAGAGCGCTGTATGGAGGGGCTACCCCGAAAGGATCACCGTGGAATGTTGCTTTGGACGCCTACGATATAGACATGTCTAACGACGACTTCGGGAAAGGTGCCGCGGGAGGAACTGGATCGCTGGAGGATTACCCAACGATTGATGCGGCAGCTTCGCGTTCATTAGGGGGGAGTGAGCAAACTCCGTTGAGTTATATTCAGGCAGAGCTTGGTGGTGACATTAATAATCTTAATGATCCACAGGTTCAGATCAAAGAAGTATATGAGAATGTTATCCAAGCGATACTTCCAAGTGAGATGTACGATGATGTAATGTCTACGGATACAGGTCAGGGTGATGGAGGTATAAGACTCGAGTTCCCGACAGAAACAACAACAATCGATGGGGTTTCATACGAGCCGGGAGACATGGTGATTAGAATAGGTAAAACTACAGGGAAGATCCCAGATTACAAAGGAGGTGCTGAATGGACTGACGATAAGACTATTTTCCAATATGACATCATAAAGGATATAGCTAATGAAGAACGCGCGAGATTAGAAGAATCGCGGTTTGGAACCAGTGGAGGAGGCGTAGAAGAAGTAGAAGAAGAAGTCGTAACTCGTCAACCATTACCGGGAACATAACAACAATTTAGGACATGAATACAGAGGCAATTAAACAGCTTTGGGAAGCTGTATCTCGTGACTACGAGGTGGGAACGATTGAGGAATTTACAGCGTACCTTTCAGATGAGAGGAAGCGTGGTCTATTTTTTGAAGAGGTTGTAAAGCCTACATATAACGTGGACACCCTTGAAGATTTCGAGGCGGCTTATGGCTTAAAAAAAAAAGACGATTCTCAACTTACTTCTCCAGAAGAGCAGTTGGAATCCGATACTCCAATGGTCCAAGATCCTGGATCTTCGGATATTTCTCAGGAAGAAGTTGACGCTGCGTTAGAGGGAGACCTGGAGACCATAATAGGTCAGGTGCCAGATGAGTTTGGAGGAGATGATGTAACACAGTTCGAAGCAGGACGGAGACGTAGAGGACAGCAGGGGGCTATAGAGGAATCAGACAGAGATATAGCAGCAAAAAACAGGAAGCGTCGTGATGAAGGGCTGCCTCCTATAATGACAGGAGAGAAAGATACCATGCTTGAAAGAGTAGTAGGAAAGAATGAGGTAACGGATTTCTTTGGAGACCTATGGAGAGCCGGAGCGAAAGGATATGAAACAGGTAATACTGTAGACGAAGCTTTAGAATTATCCCTTAAAGGGGCGTCGGCTTCTAAACAAGATATAGCAGATTTTGTAAGAGTAAATGAGCAGTTAAGCGCAACAGGTCCTTCGGACGAAATGAAAGCTTTTAACAAAGCTTATAGTGCAGCGGGGGGAGGAGCATGGGGTTTTATAAAAGGAATTATGGCAGCGCCTACTTCAATTACAGAGATAGCCGTAACGAGTGTAGCTCAGATGGTAAACCCTGCAGTAGCCGCGGGAGCTGGAGTTGGAGCGGCGGGTGGAGCAGCGGTAGGGTCGACGGGTTTTAGCGCGGGACCACTGGGTGTATTTACTACAGCAGGTGGTGCTATAGCGGGAGCTTTAGGTGGTGCGGGAGCTACGTTAGAGGCGGGTCTTTCTTTCTCGGAGTTTCTTCAAGAAGAACTTTCTGAAAGGGGGTTAGAATTTAACGAGAAAAACGTAGGTAAGATACTACAGGATGAGGATGCTATGTTTAATATACGCACCAGGTCGGCAGGAAGAGGGGCAGCAATAGGAATTATAGATGGGATAACTGCGGGTGTTGCAAGTAAAGTTTTTAAAGGGGTAGGAGGGGCAGCAATAAAAGCAGGGAAGACAGCAAAAAGAGCGAACTTAGCAGCAACAGCAGCGTCTACAGTGGTAGAAGGTTTGGGTGGCGGTGTAGGGGAGGCGGCAGCCAGAGCTCTGGTAGGGCAAGAGATGGATGCGGCAGAGATAGGGTTTGAGATAGTAGGTGGTGGACCTGGGTCTGCTATTACTATGCTACGTAATATGGCAGGAAGCGGTAAGTATACTATGGGTCCCGATAACGCTCCTGTAACGTTTGAGCAGATGGTAAAGATTATCGAGGAGACCGATGATGCTACGTTTGCTGGGATGAAGTTAAAGATAAAAGGAGATGAGGTATTGAAGGGAATGGCGGAGGATAGGAAGGATGTTTTAAAGCAGAAGAAAGCCAAGATGGAACAGCTTGGTGAAGATTTAGAGGGTCTCTCGGTAGAAGATGCTGAAGCGGCTATTGAGTTAGAGACAGAGTTAGATAAGGTAAGCGGCGGTTTAACTCGAGCGAAGAAGAATAGAAAGAAAGACATAGAGGCGAAGCTGGATGAGATATACAGTAGGAGACAAGAGCCTGCAGTAGATACTGTTGTAGAGGTGACAGAGGCGGAGGTTTTTAATGAGATAGGAAGGCGTCAAGAGGAGGATGGAAGATCGGGAGATATTACAACATCAGAAGAAATAGAATCAGTAAGACAAGAACTACTAAAAGAAAAACAAGATGCCATTCAAGAGTCAAGCGCAACGGAAGTGGATGTACAAGAACAAACCGAAGATGGCTCAGCTGTGGGAGATGGAGACGCCACCGGGGGAGTTGCCGTTGAAAGTGAAGGCGAAGCCGAAGTTTCTGCAGAGGCAACGCAGGAGGAAATAGAGCAAGGTGCAGCAGACCTTGAGGATCTTTTAGCGGGGCTAACCGATAGCCCTGTAAACTTAGGCGACGGAACTCGTGGTCGTAATGTAACGGAGGGCGCGGAAGAAACTTCCGTAGAAGTGGTGTCAGATATTGATGAAGCAGGGGACCCTGTTATGGCTCCAGCGCAACCTGGTGTAGAGGTAAACGAAAACCTTACGGTAGTAGATCAGACGGAAACAGATTCGCATTACGGATCGGAAAATTTCAGTAGAGAGAACCCTAATGAAACTCCTCAGCAACATGAAGAGATGTTGATGGAAAGAGTTGATAAAGCTTTAAAGTCTGTGAAGAGGTTGTTCCCGAAGCTAAAGATAGTTATGCATAGGAGCGATGTGACTTACAAAGACCATGTTGCACCTATAGATCCTAATACAGGAGAGGTGCAGGATACTCGTGGAGGTTTCAATCCTAACACAAATACTATACATATAAATATGCCCAAAGCTACGGGCAGAACTATAGGTCACGAAGTATTCCACGCTATCTTAAAGGATAGGTTTGGAAGTGAGGCAAATATCCAGGTTGCTACCAAAGCTTTGATTAAATCTCTAAGAGAAGGGATAGATAAAAGCACCAACCTAACGCCAGATCAGGTGTTAGAATTAGAAAAGTATGCTCAGATATTTGATGGAGACAAAGCCATCGTACAGGACGAAGAGTTCTTAGCGGAGTTTGTAGGGTTTTTATCTCAGACGTATTCTAAGTTAGAGGTTCCTCAGCAAACTGCTGTTAAGCAATGGTTAGCTAAGATAGCTCAGATCTTTGGCTTCTCTCCGCAAGAGGTCTTGGCTCAGGCAGATCGTGATGTAGTAGATTTACTAAACACAATAGCTGAGAAAGTAACTGAAGGTCAGGAGATTACAGAGACGGATGTGGCTATTCTGGGGACAGAAGAGAGGGTTCAAGCTGAGCGTGATGCGCAGTTTACAGAGCGACAAGTTCTTGAACCAAAAGCTAAAGCTGTCCTTCAAAAAGTAAAAGACTTTGTTTCAAAGCTTAAAGAAAAGAGAATAACTTTATCACAGATACGAAAAAAGTTCGGGTTAAACTATAAAGAAGGGGGGCAAGTGATTGACCAGCTGGAAGATGACGGGGTTATTGAAACTTTTGATGGGGCGATAGGTAGAAAAATTGTAGACAAACCTGCACCTGTAAGAAAACCTACGCCTGCAAGAGAGTCTGCGCCAACACCGCAGGCGGAGTCCAAGCCTGTTGTGTCAGACACAGCAATTGATCCAGAGAACGTAGCCCAATACAACAATAGCGATAAGCCTGGAGCGCGTGATGCTGAAATGGCAGCAAGAACTTCACCAAGTTTACAGGGAAAGAACATTAATGATTTGGTTGGACAGAAGTTTACTTTTGAAATTACCCCAAGCCACGAGGTCTTAAGAGAGGACATGGGAGAGAAAAAATTTGTGGAGGTAATGGTTCAAGATCTCCCAGGGACAAAATGGGGGGTAGGATTTACGGTACTCAAAGCAGATTATTTAGGAGGGGAATATAAAAACGTTAACAACAACGAGGTATTTTCTAAATTCATAAATAAGCTTAATGACGGTCACACTGTTGATACAGGTATGGGAGGTATTGTTCCACAAAATATAGCGTCTGCAATAAACGCACTGCAAAAAAGAGATCCTAATTCTTGGGATTACGGAAAGAAGCAGGGCACAGGTAAGGAAACGTTTGCTCCTTCGCAAGCCTTATCGAATTTAAACTCAGGGCCAGCGGGTATGCTTATTAAGTTGGTGGAGTCGGACGGAGTAAAGACGCAGGCTGTTACAGAGATAGAGGGAGGACAGAAAGTGAGTGAACCAGCCAGCGCATTAAAGACACAGGCTATAGGAGCTTTTGAAGTGTCATATACTCAGCAGGAGAAGGTAGCTCAGATGATTAAAGAAGGGCTTATTACGGAGCCTGATGATGTTTCTTTCTTGAAAGGTAACGACACAGTTATTACTTCTCCAGACGATATGCTCGTGGGAGAGATAAGTTTAAACGGTAAACCTATATTTGAAGGGGGGGGCGGTGTGTTCTTCGTAACTAAATATGGTGAAGTCTGGGCGGCGGGAAAGAAATCAACAGCGGAGCAGATAGCAAGGGGTATTAACCGAGCGTCAAAAGAAAATAAAGGGAAAGGATACCTCACTTTAACGAAAGGCGCCGATAAGAAATTAGTAAGTAGCGCTGCAGGAGTAAACTCTACCTTAGCTATATTAGATTCTATGTTGGACGAGGGATTGGTTTCTCCGTCTAACTTTAGAGCCGCGGTTTCTTCGGCGGTGAAGAGAGCGGGTGGAGAGATTGATTTACGTGGGAGTTCTAAAAAATTAAAGGCCGATGTAAACGAGTATTTCTCAGACCCTTCGACTACGACTTTTGAAAAGAGAGGTAATATAGTAGAGGCTATAGTCGGAGAAATAGCTAAGTCTTTACCAAAAGAGTCGCGCCCTAAAGTGGTTCAGTTCTTAGGTGGAGATCCAAGCAAAAGTGTAGGGGCTACCAAAACTCCTAAATCTCAGAGCTTAGTAGATTTAGTGGCGGGAGTTGCTGCGGAGAAGTTGACTAAAGGATTAAAGACAGGAGATGTATATGCTGTTATAGAAGTAGACGGAGAAGTAGAGGTTGTAAAAGGAGATCACAAGAGCTACCCATGGCATGTAAAGTTAAAGGATGGGAGTAAACCTATCCTACACCTTCCTAAAAACAGAGAGGCTGGAGGAAAAGCTTTAGTGCAGAAGTCAGGTAAGCCATACGCAGTACGTAACGTGTCTGTAGTAGAGGGAAAGTTCCAAGGGCAGACTGAAGGTATAAAGACCCAGGCCATCGATGATCGTGCTTCGAAAATAAAAGACTTAGCGAGAAGGAATAACATGAGTGAGTGGAGTGGATTCATGCCTAACAATATAAACTTAGGTCCACTACAGACTGCGGCAAAGAAGCTGGGGATAACAGTAAAGAAAGCAAAAGGAGGGGGGTACTACTTCAGCGGAAGTCGAGGAAAGATAAACCCTCTACAGTCGCAAACGAAGACACAGGTCTTCAACCCAACGAATACTACTGAGGATATCATTAAGTTCGGAAGGGAGAATAACTTCACCGACGCAATGATTAAGGACTACCTCGTGAGAGTGAAGAAGGAAAAGGTGAAGGAGGTGAATAAGATGATGGCTATCGATGCGGATATGTTCCGTCAGATGCCTGTAAGTTTTGGGAATATAGAAGGTGGTGCCAGGGTAGGGGTGAAACTCTTTGCGCGGGTAGAGAAGTTTATGAATAAGTTGAATGCCAAGAACAATAAAAGGAAAGAAGGTAACAGGATTTCAGATAGAGAGATAATGGACCAGACGATAGAGTTCTTAGAGAAGCAGCCAGAGTATATAGCCGAGAGTGGGAAGAGGAAGCAGGAGACAGACCAGCAGACTCAGATGATTATCGATATGCAAAAAGCTTTAGGAGTGAACCCTACCAAGGGGATGAACACTCGAATAAGAGAGATGAGGCAGAAGATGATGGAGAGAAGGAGAGGCGGGATGGATCTGCAAGCAGTGAAGCGGGACCTAAGAAACTTTATACGCCAGGCTTTGCCTACGATTAAAGGGTCGACCTATTCTAAGTCAGAGCTAATGAATCTATTAGGAAAGGTAACAAAAGCTGACAAGAAAAATATAGCCAACCTAATGGATGAGGTGGTAGATATAGTAACTAAGCGCCAGGTAAAAGCTTTAGACTCTAAGATAGAGTCTATACTCAACGGGAAGTATGAGGTGGTACAGTCGGGAAGGTTGAAGGGGGTCAAGATAGATAACGAAACACGCAAGAGACTGGCTGCTATAAAAGAAGTGGTAACAGATGATGCGGCTACGGCAGATGATATAGTAAAGAGTAATCAATCTCTTAATGAAATGTTTAACGCGCTGTCGGAAAAGGTAGACCAGACGGATCAAGACAGAAACGATATGGTAGACTTAATGATCGTTATGTCTATCAATAACTCTAAACTTATGGATGACACTAATGTTATCAAGGTGGAGTCGTTAAGTAGGGCAGAAGAAATGTTAAGCGGGATTATAGGTGAGGGTAGAGAGATGTTTAAAGAGGAACTGCAAGCCGCTCACGCTAAATACAATGAGCAGTTTGCAAAAGTATTTAAAGATGTCACGGGCAGGGATGTAGATGTTAATGATCCCGATGTGGTTAACGAAATCAACGAGGCTACAGATGACCTAAAGCGTAGTGAGGCAGCGACGAAAGCCAATGATAATAAGGTGGTGAAGTTTATTAAAAGCTTAATCTCTAAGAACATATTTGTAAAGTCAGAAACGATAGAGGGGCTTATGGAAAGGATAGCCGAAGCTCCAGGGGTATTGCTTGGGGGTAACGCCCGTAAGCTGGTGTATGAAGGTTTGAATGAAGGCATACGTGGATATAAGAAGCGTATGATGGAGACGAAGAAGGCGGTGAGTGGGAAGATGAAGGAGATCTATGGGAAGAAGTGGCGTAAAATAAATAAAGACAACTCTGTTAAGCAAGTAGTAGAGGGGATATACACTAACCCTGAAGCTGTAAAAAAAGCACAGGATCAGTATGATGCTAACCCGACCAGAAAAAATAAGAAAAATTTACAAAAAGTAAAGGGAGAGAAAGCTATTACTCTAAGTAAGAACCAAGTGGGGTATCTGTATATGCAGAGGAAAGACCCAGCTAACGTGCCCGCCTTTGAGAATATGAAGTCTCTTTTAGGGGAAGACTATAAGAAGACGATGGATGAGTTGGTGGAGTGGGCAGGGGAAGATGTGGTAGCTATGGCTGAGTGGCAGATGAATGAGTTCTACCCCTCTATGTATCCTGAAATTAATGAGGCATATAAAAATATATACCGCACGGATTTACCTTGGAATGAAAACTATGGAGGGAGAATGTATAGAGAGGGAGAGGTTATCCAACCGTTAGATCTTTTAGGAGAGAAAGGGAGATCGCCTCAAGCGAATAGTCAAATAGCCGCACCGTCTACTAAGATGAGACAGGCGAGATCAAAGCCTATCATGCCTGTAGATATGATGAATGCTTTAGTAACTTACTCTCAAGACATGCAGTGGTTTGCTAACGTGGGTCCTACAATTAGGGACATAAATAAACTCTTCACCAATCCACTCATGCGTAAGGCTATCACCAATGCTAAGGGGGAGGTGACTATGGATATGATAGACCATGCCATAAAGAACATCGCTAACCGTGGGTTACAAACAGAGAGAGGTAATGATTTCGTTAACTCTATGAACAACTTGTTTGCGACGACAAGGTTAGGTATATCTCCTAACATTGCTATCAAGCAGTTGACTTCTATACCTACATACGCTTTAGATATTGGAGCGGGTAACTACCTTTACTACGCAGTTAAGAATAAAACAGAGTTTTTAAAAGTCTTTAACGAGATACGTGAGAACTCTGTATACTTACAAGATAGATTGTCTACAGATATACGTCAGTCTATAGAAGCATACAGCGCTAAAGGATTAGACGGAAGTGACCCAGCGTCAGGGGTGTTCACTAAAGGAGCGGGGAGTTTCTTTACCAACTTGATGATGGGATTTGTAAAGGCGGGTGATATAACCGCTATATACTTAGGAGGTATGCCTAACTACTCCTACTATAAGGCTGAGTTTATGCGAGAGAACCCGCAAGCTACCCCCCAAGAAGCTATAGAGTATGCAGTGCGTAAGTTTGAGACAGACACAAAGTCTACTCAGCAGTCTATGGATGTGACAGATAAAGATTACTTCCAGTCAAGCTCTCCGTTTAATAGAGCGCTTAATATGTTTAAGACTTCTCAGAAGCAGTACCTTAGAAAAGAAATGTCTGGGCTCCGCAATATGCGTAGAGGGTTTAGAGATAAAAACCTTAAGCAGTTTTCGGGTGGTTTAAATAAATTCTTGATGTACCATGTGATGATGCCTGTGGGATTCCAGTTTGTAGCAGCAGGTATGGGTCTCGCGGGATGGGACGAGGAAGACAATAAAGATATAGCCAGGGCAGCTATATTAGGGAACTTCAACTCTCTCTTCATAATAGGAGATATCTTACAAGGACTATCTAACACGTTAGCAGGAAGGATTTATGGAAAAGATGTAGGGACTCTACCTGTATTCGATGCGTTTGGAGAGATCAATGAGCAGTACCTTAAGTGGAATAGTTTAAAAGATCCTGAGAAAAAAGAAGAAGCTTTCATACGCATGACTACGCGTATAGGTGAGCTTGCTTTAGCAGGGGCAATACCTCTGTATAATATCACTCGCTTCTATAAAAATATTGAGAAAGCATCCAGCGCTTCTGACACACAAGAAGTTATATTGAGACTGCTTAACTACAGCGATTACGTAATAGAAGGTAATGAAAGGGACACACAGTCAGCCCCTAAAACGAGAGAAGAAAGGGATGCTGAAAGACAAACCATAGTAGACAAGAAAAAATTAGAGGAGGAAAAAAAGAAAAAAGAACGAGACGCACGTAACAATCGTGATTAAAAGTTCTTGTCGTAGTTCTTACGCTCCGCTTCGGTCTTGTATATAAAGAATGCTTGGAACCCACTGACATGAGAGTCGGTGGGGAAGAAGTACTTCCATCCCTTGGATGCTCCCCTGTTGATATAGTAGCAGAAGGCTACGCCTATCTTCCCATTGCTCTTAACAAAGTTTATGACAGCCGTATGGTCCGACATAGGGATTACGTCCTGGACATGAAAAGCCTCCTTGTTCACATTACCCTCCCGATCTGTACATGAGTAGCGCCTGGCTATCTCCTGTGCAAACTTATTTAATTCTTTAGCTATTGGTCTTTGCATTTGATTCTTCTTTTATGTGTTACGATGCGGTGACAGTTGGAGCACCTGATCTCACACTTGTCTATTTCTTTCTCCAAAGCCTCTATACAATAGCTCTGGTTCACCATATTAGAAACGTCGCCAAGCTTCTCTCCCCGAACATGATCGAAGTCTAAGACCACAGGGTTTTTCTCCCCGCAGTCTACACACTGCGCGTGGCTTTTTATATTTGCTATATACTTTCTATTTCTCTTTCTCGTAAGGATATTACGCTCCTTAGCGGCAGCCTTCATCCTTTCCTTATTATCCTCGTAGTACCTTTTAGCACATGCCGCTTGGTCTTCTTTATTTTTATAAGCCATGGGTGATTAGTTGTGATCCCGCAGGGACTCGAACCCCAAACCGCCTCCTTAGAAGGGAGGTGCTCTATCCAGTTGAGCTACGAGACCGTTAGGTTTCTTCGGATAAGGAAACTAAAAGGTCAGCTAAAACTTTTATAAGTTCCTGAGCCTCCTCCTTAACTTCGTCATACTCTCGATCCATAAGGGCTTCGTATAAAGTATCAGCACAATCATGTACCAGATTGGACACATAGTTAATGTGCTGTATACTGACTTCATTGTGTGGTTTAATCGGCATTACGTTTGATCTTCAGAGATTAAAAGAGATCGTCCTAAAGTTTCATCTAACTTTTTTATAGCCCTATAGATAAATCGAGAGTGACGTTTGGTATCCATTCGTTCTGTCTTAGAGGAGTCAGTACCCAAGTTGGCATACATAATACAATCAATATGCAACAAGGTGTCTATCTTTTTCTTTAGACTCCAAGTAGAGTAGTCTACTATCTTCTCCACATCGGAGACGGTGTATTTAAAATCAGATGAAACCATTTATAATATCGTATATTTTTTTTTCCATTCTCTTTAATCTATCTTCAGGCATAGATTTCTCAACCTTTTTAATTAAAGACAGATACCTTTTGTTGTCTTTACTTAACGCATCGACCTGGTCTTTAACCTCCAGAAGTGCCAAATTAAGAAGATTATTCTGCTCCTCCAACTTTCTCAGATCTTTTTTTAACAAGTTAGGGTTAACATCTGTGAACTCAGAAGATTTGCTAAGCCATTTGTCTAAGATTTTTCGATAGGTTTTCTCCATATCTTTATCTGCCTTCGCCATCCAAGGGAACTCTTCAATACTGTGCAAGATCGTGGCGTGGTTTTTATTAAACTGCCTACCTATAAAAGAATAGGTCATATCACATTGGTCCTTAAGAATCTTATAACATATAGCTCTCGCGGTAATGTATTCTGTTTTGCGTGACCTGTGGTCTACGTTTAAATCAAACGCTTGGTTTACTATCTCCTTTAGGAGAGACACTCGTTGTGTGTTCATCATATTTTTTAAGGTATAAATTTAAGTTAATGAGATCCAGGTACTCGTCAATACTGATAAGCTGTATGTCCGAAAGGAGTACTGCATCGTGTTCTATTTTAATAAACTTTAAAGAGAAAGGAATATCTTCCTCATCTGGAAACTGCGCCACCCCGCCGATAGTGTAAGAAATTTTCTCGTCGTCAGGCAGTTCTATATAGCCTTCCGATATAGCTTTAGAAATAATAACAGCTTCCTCCAAGCCCATATCATGTAGCCTGTCAAAAAAAGTATCCGACACATCGAACTCTTTAACCTCTATATACTTCTGTGTTAACTCCATGTGCTTCTAATTCTTGTAATCTATATTCTTGTAACTTCGACAGCTTACCTTTAGGTCTTTTTACTTCGGAGAATAGTACTCCGCAGTTAGGAGGTATAGCTACCAGATCCGGTATCCCATTCTTATTTGTTTTAATTAATTTAATTACATAATATCCTTCAGCTTCTAATTCTTTGATGCGCTTGGATTGGATTTGTTGTTCCGTCATTATTACAAAGTTAATAAATCTCTCTTGAAATGGTTGAGAGTGTAGTCTTTTTTCTTTATGACAGCCTTATATATCTCGTGCTCTATACCTGTTTTACTGAAGATCCAGTACACATCATTCTTTAATCTATCCTTGGTGGTCATACGATCTCTTGACTGCCAATAGCTTGTCGCTGAGAAGTCTATGTTGTAGTATACCAAAGCGTCAGCCTGACGCAATGAGATACCCTCGCGCCCACTTACAATTTGTAAGGCTATGTGTTTATCCGAGTCCGCGAAGTCAGGCAACTCTGTACATAGGTCATCACCAAAGACTTCCTTCAAAGCGTTGAGCTCTTCCTTGAATTTATAGAAAACCCCTATCTTCTTACCCTTGAAATGCTTCTTTATAAACTTAGCCTTGGTAAGATCTAATACTTTAGAGTTACCGCTCTCAAACTTTACGGTGCCACTGCATAGCTGATGCACCTTAGTCATCAGTTTAACGGCTGTGTCAGCCAAGATGACCTCATCCTTACCCTGCACTACCAAATCTTTTTTAAGTCTCTTTATAATCGCTTTGGTAGAGTCAGCCATATCCACCTCCAGGATGTGCTCCTGGGTATCAACGACAAACCCCGCGTCCTTTTGAGTAAAGCGTATGGTATATGGTTTCATCTCTTCGATAATCTGTTCAGAGCCACGCGAGTAGTCATTGATAAACATCCCCCCCACCTTAAGTTTCGTTACATGCACATACTCATGGGCAAACTTATAGAAACTTTTATGCCTACGGAAGGGGTTGTTAGGGATAGAGTATACCTGGTGGTACATCTGTGAGTACGCTTCAGGGGTAGGAGTGCCGCTGAGGAAGATTACATAGGGGTTGGAGTGGAAGACAAACTCCTTAAACCTCTTGGCTCTACCACTCGGTTTAGGGAACGCCCCCATGCCGTGAGCCTCGTCAGCAACAATAAGATCCCACCCCCTGGTAGGAAGTTTATGTAAAGACTCATAGTTTATAACAGTTAATTCATACGAAGGATTGAGAAGCGCATAGTCATGCTCGATGCTGGATATAGCCTTCTTCTTCGTGATAAATAAAACCTTAGTCATGCCTATCCTCTCCGCTATACCTAAACTCGTAAGCGTCTTACCTGTACGCACCTCCATGGCTAAGTATACAAAGCGATGGCGTGAGATAATCTTAGAGGCTTTCTCTATGATATCCGTTTGATAATCCCTAAATTTCATCATAGTAGTTTCCCTTGCTCAAGATAGTGACTTGCGTTTACAAACTGGATCCATTTACCTATTTGATCCCTCCCGTTTAAAGGTTTACATCTAAACTTATATACACTGTAGGCCACTAAGTTTTTAAAGAAATGTTGGCGAGAGATAGTCATCTTAGACCGAGGCCCGTAGTCGGGGTACTCCTCTATGAAGTTATAAAACAACTGGTTTACGTGGATGTTCTCCTCCATAACCAGGAACTGATTGGAGTCGTCTTTAATATCACACCACTCTACGAAATCAGTTGAAGTCGCATGCAAGAATGTTTTGTATTCTTTATTTTTAAACTCACTCTTTAATAAACCTTTCTCTAAGTATAACTGAAGGCAGCTGATCATAAAGTTATCGAACTGGCACCACTCGTTATCATCCCACTCTCCAAAGAAATGTTTTCCAAACTCCACCAAAGGGGTGAACTCTTTAGTGTAGTGCTGTGAGAGTTCTAACTCCCACTTCCTGCGCTGAAAAGAGTTTCCGCTTCCTTTAATTATATAGTTGGTAGTGATAGCTACCTTCGGTGATTTACTAAACGGAATCTTGATGGCGTCCTTGTTCTTCTTTTCTAAAGTTAAACCTTCCGTAACCACACTGAACAACCTCTCGAAGTCAAAGAATTTCTTGACGTCATCGAAGCAGAGTATCTGGGTATCAGCAGAGACCAATTGGTAGGCAAAAGACTTAGAGAAATCAAAAGACTTTCCATCTATCACCACCAGCTTCTTCATCTCCGAGATGCCCTTCATTAACAACCCCTTACCCGTTCCTCCCTCGGGATCTCCGTTCTCAGAGATAACCTCATCGTTTAGGATAACAGCTGGACAGTAGGAGAGGTTCTTGTATCCATGAAGTAAGTACCCTATGGTAGAGAAAAAAGAACGAGTCCTCTTATCATCACCTCCCGAGACGTTGCTTACAAAGGTTTGGAAATCACAAGTAACCACATCGCATATGGTAAAGTTTCTGTCTATGACATGGTCCTTCCATACGTACCCCCCTAAATCTATATAGTCTATAGGGCTTACCTCATCTTTAGTAATTTTAACAGCACAATTTCTGTAATAAAGATAAGAAGAGTCGAGAGTATCCTCAATAAAGAAGACGTCTATGGAAGAGAGTAGTGTAAGAAACTCCTCCCTGAAGTACCGAGTCTGGTCAGCGAAGTGATTGTATATACTGGTGTCATCTCCCTCTAACAAATAGCTTAGGATAAAATCTTTTATTTCTTTCTCTGAAGTATGGTCGATAAGGTTATTGGTGACCTTTACAAAGACATAGTTCTTACTCCCTTCGGGGTTGAATTTATAGAACCCATTCTCCTCTAAGAATTTTTTAAATTCTATATGTATAATTCTTATAGCACCCTTCTCTGACTTGGTCCAGAACTTTTGCTTAGCGTTCTCATCCTCTATCCTAAGAAGAACCCCCTCGAGATCATCAACCAATATATCCTCCTTCTCCAACTGCTCTTTCAATTCTTTCTTGCTTACACCTTGACGAAACTTTTGTTTTATGTGGTTGACCTTGTCCTCATCCTCGTAATACTTAGTGCCGAAGTTTTGTTTATGAGAGTACGCAGACGATATGGTTCTAACGATCTCATCCAAAGGGAAATCTTCAGAAGAATAGTTGCCCATGACGTACTCGGCTAAGTTTTGATTCACCCCGAAGTCATTGAATGCCGAAGCTAATATGTACACGTTGTTGTTACGCTCACCATCTGTCATCCCATACTTTTTATCCCACCACTTGAGAAGGATCTCGACAATTTTATTCTCGTTAGTGATAGGTATAGTCGGGCGGTCTTTATACTTTACTACCTCCTGGTATTCAACGTCCTCAATCTTTTCCCATACACTGGATAGCTCGTTGATATAAATGAGGGGATCGTAAGATTCATAACAAACCCTCGAGATATTCTTTGAAGTCTTATCAAAGTTTGGGCTATTAAAGTGAACCTCTAAAGAGTTAAAGTATTTTTTATGGTCATCAACCTCTGTTGGTATTTTTACCAATGCCTTTAACCCATTGCCGCTTGGAGAAATAAATACAGAGTATACGTGCTTGTCCTTAGACAACCTCTCCTTCTCTTGGAGCATATCTTTATTAGTCTTGTACCCATCAAAGTCAAGACATATTAAACCACTGTGTTCTGATATAGCAGAGTCCGTTCTCTTGGTGAACATCCCGCTGAAACATATAGCGGGAAGAGACTGCTTTAATAAATTCCTTGCCGACTTATCTTTCTCTTGTCGGATCTTTTTAACCAAGTCTTTACTTGATCCTTCTTTAATTCTGCTTAGGATAACGACTGCCTCTCGGTAGAAAGGCTGCTCTGTATCCTTAATGTCTTTGAATATGGTAACTTTTGACATACTCTATGTTGATTTAATGTTAATTTAATTTTACTTAACTCTCTAACTATTAGTTCTTTATATTATTTAATGTTAAAATGTTAATATAAAAGTAAGGGTAAAGAGAAAAGAGAAGAGATAGATTTGATTTTTTTATATAAGAAGTAGAAGAGGGATAGTAGTTTACCATTATAACATTGGATAGGAGAAAGAAAAGGGGACGCGAAGTCCCCTTCCTTATCCTTGTCCTATGCTTTAGAAAGGCATACTCTCCGCCTCAGCTGGAGATTCCTTCTTAGCTTCTGGCTTCCAAGTATCGATCATAACGTAATGGCTCTTACCATACTGATCAACGCCATCTTTCTTAGCGCACACCTTGAGTTTGATATAACTCTTACCCTCTATCTCGAACATATGTTCTTTGATTCCTGGGTTGCTTAGGTCTACACTAAACTCTACTATGTCTCCATCAAACTTAGAGACACCATTGCCGACATAAATTTTTTCGTCTGCCATAATTAAAATGATTTATAAATTATTTGCTCCAACTTATCTGTAGTAGCCTCCATGAGTCGATCTCTTTCGGCTTGTGTAGTAAGGTTGGTTGGAACTTTCAACCACACTACACTATTGTTTTTACTCTTAAAGAGTTTCTTTATGAATGTAATCATCGATACTTATTGTTGAACCCTCAGCGAAGTACGTCTTGTATACCTCCATAGCTCTCTCAATCTTATCCCTACCATTGGCGAGGAAGTTATCTGAAGGATAGAAGATGCCTAACTGAAGGCTGAGTTTGTCTACCACATAGAACACCAAAGGTTTATCAAACAACTGCTGATAGATATACGCTTGGCTATCGTAGTTGTATTTACGTGCTGAGTATTTGAAGTCTCGGATATTTGAGGTGGTCTTGAGATCGATGAGGATATCAGGCGTAACAATGTCTGCCTTACCCTTCCACTTCAACCCCATAATCTCAGTCACCGCTGGAACTTCAAACGTATTCTCCTCTTGGTATATCGCATCATAGAAATCTAAATTGCTTTTCATCTTAGAGATAGCGCAGTCCGTAGCTTCCTTTTCTTTAGTAAGCATACGTATACCCGCGCCCTCTTCGTTGAGAGCATCTTTATATATCTTAGTGTTGCGACTGCCAGAGTCTATAGAGGTGAACTCAGAGGAAGATAACTTCTCAGGCTCAAGCATGGCTGTATGGAAGTACCTCCCAATAAGCATAGCTTTAGTCATCTCTTTAGATTTACCAAAGAGGTGTGGCTCGTTTAGAAGAGTATATATATTGGAGTTGGATAGCCATTGCTGACCGAACTCTCCATAATAATGCTCATCTATCTGTAGCTTTGCAAGGATCTCTTTCATCATACGTGCTTACTTAATTCCTTTTTTACCATAGCCTTGATGCTATACTTCTGCTCTAAAGTCTTGACGATTTTTGGTAACCCAAGCTCTTTATTAGCGCCTACAAACTTAAGAACTTTCGCCCAATTCTCATCACCTATATCCAAAACTAAGTTTAAAGGGGGTGTTTTCTCCACCTTTTTTGGAGTAGACATAGGCTCAGAGATAACTTTGTTCAAGTCCTCACCGATCCATAAACTTAATCCTAAACCATGCATGGCTATAGCTTTAGCGGTAGACCTCTGTATCGTAGTGTTGATGTCCATAGAGGTAACCTTATCCAAGAGGATAGACTTGTTTCTAAAGTCCATAACGGGTAGGTAGTCTACATGTTCCACGCCCTCGATAATGATGCCGACCTTTACGTATGCCGTTCTTCCATCGGTAAAGAAGTTTAACCCAGTCTCTTCACACTCGTATACCTTACGCTGTGCTTCAGGGTATTCACTCTTGATTAAATGCCATGCGGTAGCCCAAGACATATAGTCGTGCTTACCTTTCTTCTCTACTTTACCTTTGATATCAATAGAGGATAGTTGTTTGTAAATATTATTTTTCATCTTTAATTAATTTTAATTCTGATTTGCGTTTAGTATATTTTAGTAGTAGTTTATCTCGTGAGTTTTTTAACCCGCGAATAAACTTATCGTTCTTACGAGTGTTCATCTCGTTCTGTATTTTGAACTCGATGACATCTAATTTCCTCGTGTAGTTATTTATGGCTATCATAAGCACACCCTTCTTCCACCCATGAGTGAAGAGATATTCTAACTCTTCGGAAGTAGCGTCAACATAATATCCCCCAGTCTTAGTTGTATTTAGAATAGTGATAAGGTCTTTATACTTATGAAGCATCATGCCGTAGGAAAGCAAGGACTCTTTGTTGTTATCCCTTCTGTAACAAGATCCTCTATCTTTTATAGCTTGATGGTAAAGGTCAGCATAGCTATACACGAGAAATTTGTTTCGCTAAATTTTTATAGTCGGGATCAGACTCTACCAAAGCCTTAGCTTTTTTATATCCATGAAGGATAGTAGAGTGACATATATCCAACCCTTTTTCTTTAAGGTATCTCTGTATATATGAGGTGCGTATAGGTCTTTCCATGCACAAATAATACAATAAAAACCTTGCGTCTACACACTCCCTCGCTCTTGAGCCTTCGAACATTTCATCTACACTAAGGTGAAACTCTTTAGCTACCGCGATAGCATATCTATTAAATATTTCTTTTTTCATTTAAGTATTGTTTGAACTCGCAAGATACATAATTAGTATACCCCTCGCAAGTTTTGTTCATGTTTATTTCACGCCATGTTAATGGATGATCGTCTATAAGCACCCTTTTTAACGCTTGTAGTTCGCTCCAAAGTTCCTTAATAACCTTAGCTTGGTTCTTAATTGTTTTCTCTTTGTCCATCGTTGTATGTTTTAATAAATTCTACTACTGCATTGTATGTTGCGGTCTTATCGGGTATATGGGTTTGAACATCATAAAACAATTCTATGTTCTCATCTGCTACCGCAAGTCCAAATATCTTCTGTACTACTGGCATCAACCAATCCCATGAGGTATGGTATTGTGCTTGTTCATACACATCTACATCTACGTTTATCTTTCCTTGATGTAGTGAGGCTAATGAATCCTTGAATGAATCCATCCCCATAAATTCTGCTATTAGTTTGTTATTGTTCATCGTTGTATGTTTTAATAAATTCTACTACTGCTTTGTAATACATGTCATGCCCTCCGACTGAGTAAGGAGTGCTAATTACTATAACTCCGTTATCGTCCACGATAGTTACATCTCCAATAATCCTATTGAACCAATATCCTCTGCTCTCTATCTCACCTACTACTGGCATCAACCAATCCCATTTGTCATTATATCTCAATAAAGACTCGCAATAAGTATACACGCCATTTTTATCTAAATACTCAAAGAAATTCTCCCCATTAATTACTTTAGGGCTATCGACTACTTGATACCCCATAAATTCTGCTATTAATTTGTTTGTTGTTTCGTATTTCATTTTAATTTAATATTTCTTTTTTAATAAGGTCAACTGCTCTGCTCTCTATGTAGGTATCACTCATACCTTCCTTAGTATTGTGAAACCAATATGCACTGTGACATCCTTCGCCTTTAATGAACCCCTGAATAACCTTGTCATTGTATATGGTTGTAGCGATGCACTCTATCTCATATACCGACTCGATATTGTCGTAAGGCATCTCTTCGTTTGGTTGTTCCAAACGTACTCTTTCCCATGATCTCGCTGTATGGATAAGCACTGTATTGTATATTTCTCTATTCATTTTGTTTTTGTTTTAAAATATGGAAATAGTTCGTAATACTCTATCTCTTGGTCGGACATTTCAGTAATTAATCCCAATGATTTCACACAATCTCCGCACTCATCTACGCTGTGTAGATATACGTAACCTCCTACCACCTCTATCGACTCATTCAATTCCTTATTCATTATTGCTATATATATTTGCTATTGTATTAAACATTATCTCGTATTCATCGTACTTATCGTTGTAGTAGTCTTGTGCATCTTCACTGAACGCTGTTTCGCCATACTTAATGAGGATGTAAGTGTCATCACCAAATGCCTTCTCAACTATCTGAGTAGCTAAGTCGCTCACTAACTCCATGAATTGTGAGTTGTCTATGTATATTTTATCAGTCATCTTAATTCTCTTTTTTCGTTGTCTAAATATTCCTCTGCTTGGTAGTAGATTTCATCGTCCGATATGCTGACGTTTCTACCACTCCTAAACTCCACGTATATACCTAATTGGTCTATCTTCTCATGGAACGTTACATCGTTATCGTTTTCGATTATAAGTAAATTCTTCATCGCATATTTAATTGCTTTCTTAGTCATGTTTTCTTATTTCATTTGATTAGTTTTTCTAACTGTTCGAGGATAATATCTAACATCTGTCCATCAGATAAATAGTTCTCTCCCTCTTCTGAGTACTTTGGGTTTTTGGCGTACTCAATTAACCCTTTGATTTGTTCTTTCATTTTATTATTCTTTTTCAGTTAGCCAATCAGCGATGTACTCATCGCGACATTCTTTAGAGCAAGGCTGACCTTCAACCTCTACTTCATACTCTCCACAATTAGCACACATGGGTTTGTCATCACCTACTATGTCGTGGATTATTTCACCATCTCCATCTATATATCCTTCGTTTATATAAGACGTAGCAGTCCTTCCATAATGACCTTGTAGATTCCAAGCCATGCCCGATCGGATTAACTCAGAGAATAACTCTAAACAGTCAACATCGTTTAACTTGCCCATCTCATAGGCTATAATTTGATTTGTTATATTCATTGTATTTCAATTAGCTTTCCGTTAATTTCTTCGTATTGGTGTTCGCTTTCATCCTCCCATACAGTCCAATAAAGGACATCTTGTTCGACTGCCTCTTCAAGCATTAGGTCATCGCTTTGACTATCGTATGTACCGAACTCAACCTCTCGTAGCCAAGCAATCACATCCTTCTCATACTTGAAGTATTGCTCCCCATCGCCTTGCAACCAACCTTCGTTCATTCCTTCGCTCGTTATCGAGCATTTACGTGCGTATTTCATAGTGTTATCTCTTTTTGGTTTTTACAATCCCATATCGCAATTTCTTTGCGTTGATTGGCTTGTTGCGTAGCTTCGTCAAGCCTATGAAAATGTTGTACGATATCAAAGACTATCTTACCTTCATGTATCCACGTTCCTACTCCCGACAAACGTCTACCTTCCCAATCGTTGTACTGAATCACTTTCATAGAGTATCTCAACCATAGTTTCTGAAACTCTGCGTATTGCTCGGCTACCTCTACGTCTGCATGGAGCACCATAGTTTCACTCTTGGTTGCACCACCTACGATGAAACCGATGGTAGGGTTTTCTGTACCATCTTGAAGGAGTGTATACCTTCCGTTTAATAACGTACTGATGTACGCTAATCTGATGTCGTTTTCAAATGTTGTCATGCTTTCTTAATTGTGTCGATTATTTTATCTCCTGATGCGCTCACCTTGTCGTACCATTGTGAAAAGTGTAGTTCACTGGTGAACGTCTTGGTTTGGAACACGTAGCGATTGCCACGTTTGATTGATATGTCGTATGTTATCATCTTAAATTAGATTAGTGAATAATTAGAGCGGAGAGACGAGGCGAATCATCTCGAGGTACGCACTACCTCCGCTTGTTAGTTATACGAGTGAGGGAATGGTTGCGAGGAGAACGTGAATCTTCTTGAAGTGATTGATATATTTAAGTTCATCGTTTAACGCTTCCAAGACCTCGTCCATCGGATACTCGTCAGCCTCTGCATATAGGCTCTGAGCGCGTTCGTATGAGTGGAGCATATGGTCGTGGTAGTTGTCAGCTATTTGCTTCCCCTGAGCGTATACTCCATACTTAGCGTATGTGTCGTATATCTTACGCATTATATTTTGTGCCTTATTCATCGCGCTATGCTTTCAATGATGTCCATAGCTTTGCCCATCGCATACGTGCGTTGTTGTGTCATCGTACCAGCAACTTGTGGTGTAGGCAACTCGATGTGTCTGACCTTGTCGGTCTCAAGAGTGTAGAAGTCCTCTCTGCGTTGGATAGCATTAGCCATCTGTTCGGTGTGGTGAATTTTGTCTTGTAACGTCATCTTAAATTAGATTGGTGAATAAATGTAACAGACGTCTCGCGACGTTTCGACCATCAAGGTCTCGTCAGTGTTACTCGCTCTGGAAATCGTCATAAAACTTATGCGCTCCACCGAGTCGATGGTCGGATATTCCTTTGTTGTGAGGTGTGCCTACCTCGTTCTCGTACTTGAGTAGACGTTGCTTAGTAACCTCGTGAGCATCGATAGATTTGTTCCAACCATTGTCAAGATGAAATAGCTTGTCGTTAAGACCTCCGATTGTCTCATTCAACTCTTCAATTTGTAGCTGTAGTCTTGCGTTCTCGAGCTGAAGGTCTTTGATTGTAACTACCTGTTTTAGATATAGTACTGAATCGTTCATGGTATTGTGTATTAGTGAATAAATTTGTAACAGACGTCTCGCGACGTTTCGACCATCAAGGTCTCGTCAGTGTTACTTGGTAGATAGGACTAACTCCTCAATAACGACATCATCGTATCCATCATTCAAATACTCTGCCTCCATATCCTTAGCGTCTCTTAAGGTTAGATAATCTTCGTTAACCTCACAACCTCCCACCCATACAGTATATACGCTCTTTATAACCTTGCTGTAAGCCTTCTCTGATAGGTCGGTTAATAGGTTAGCTTGTAGCTTAGCCTCAGCTTTCAACTCTGCGATTTTAGACTGTAGGTGGTTAATCACTGCTTCGTTTTGGTCTTGTGTGTTATTGTTCATAGTAATAGGTATTAAAGGTTAGATTGGTTTGTGGTATAGGTAGTCTTTGTGTTTCTTGGGTGCGTATTGTCTAATGTCGATTCAACTATGTATCTATCGTGGTTGCGGACTTGCTTACCGTTTATAAAGTACTCGTTTTTTGATTTGTGAGACACCTCGTTGAATGTCTGAGTGTTTACGTGCTTGTAGATATTACCGTTGTCCTGAGTCGCTTCTGATGTGGTTGTGTTAATAGTCATAGTTACTTAGTTGTGTGCTTAGCGAATGAACGTGTCTTGTAGTCAGCAATTAACTGTAGTGCTATCATTGTAGAGATAGCGATTAAAACGATTGTGATAACTGTGGTTGCAAACATATTGATTAGATTAGTCGGTGATGAATGAGATAGTGAAAGAGATGACTGTGAAGACTGTGATGATGATAAGGAAGATAGGCATATTGATTTGGGTATTAAATTAGTATTGTTTCGTTATTACTTTAGCAAAGATAGTGTATACTTTCCGTACTTCGACAAGGTATAGCATAAAATGTGCATAAATGCTCTACAACTACCGCACACGCTGAGGAAAATAATTGAAGAAATATGTGAAATGTTTGTGGATAGCTGTGTTCGTTGGGGTTTTAACCCTTGTCTCTCTCTCTCTCAACAAGGTTATTCCTTCTCTATATGGGGGAAGGAAGAGAGGAGAGACGTACAAAGGGAGCATATCACTACGCAGAACGGAACGAGGAAGGGAGAGAGCCGAGCATGAGAGCCGAGCCAAGCCGAGCCGAGCCGAGCCGAGTAGAAAAGCTGAAACATCTCAAAGGAAATTTTGAAAACATCACCCCCCCCTCTAAAAAAAATCAGTTTCCTCCAGCCGATATGTCGTGTGTGACCTATAATAACCCTCAACCCCTGGACATCTAAAATTTTTTTGTATCTTTGTCAAAAATAACTACCATGAAAAAGATATCAGATTTCGTAGACGGCTTATATGTAGAGGGCGGACGTTTAATTAACTCTCGCGCACCAGGTGAAAGTGGGATTGCTCAAGCTGCTCGCATTAAGAGATCCATTACTAACGACAGAAAGATAAACCAAATTGCAGAGGGCATTCAGTTGGCCGAGAACAAGAAAAAGTTTAACGAGTTAGAGTTTTAGTCTACCATACCAACAGAATTATTAGAGGGGAATCTTATCGGGTTCCCTTTTTTTACCTTAAAATGTTAGTTTAAACCATTCTCATGTTAATCTCATGTTAATCTTTTTTCTCTTAAGTTCTTAGTTCTTAGTCTCTTACTTCTTTTAATGTTAAAATGTTAAATTTAAAGTAAATAAAATAAATAAAAAAAAGAAAAGAGAAGTAGTAAAATATATATAGTAGTTCATCGGAAAGAAAGTTTAACACAATAACATTTGTTTTTAGAATTTATATAGTATCTTCGCGCCCCAATTAATTTCAAGATGAAGAAGATTATTTACCGTTACAGATCCATGGACGAGAACGCCAGATTAAACATTGTAGTTATCGCCTACACGTTGTTAACTTTTTCTATGCTATATGTTTTGGCATAAAGTATTTGTTATATATTTGCCAAGTAAACTTTAATTTAATTTCAAATGCAAGAGCAAGGTTACATTGCTAAAGACCTTTCCTTCGACGAAGAGGGCAGGGCAAAACTTATCAGCGGGATCACTGCAATCTCTAAAGCAGTTAAGAGTACGCTGGGCCCACGAGGCAAGACTGTCATCATTGAATCTACAAACCACCTTGGCGGATTAACTGTCACCAAGGATGGTGTCACTGTAGCGAGGAGTATTGATCTATACGATCCCGTTGAGAACATAGCTGTACGTATGGTAAAGGAAGCTGCGAGTAAGACGGCTTCCATTGCTGGTGATGGAACCACCACGGCTATTGTTCTTACGGAAGCTTTAGTTCGTTCTGGCATAGAGCACATGAGCGGCGATGTAAATGCTACGGAGGTCATCCGTATTATCCGAGAGAAGGTGGACGAGGTCATTAAGAAATTAGAGAAGCGTTCTCGTAAGGTTACGGGCAAGCGTCTTTTGGATGTCGCTACTATCTCTGCCAACAGCGATAAGGTTTTAGGCAAGCTTATCACGGACACGTATAACGAGGTTGGGTTGGATGGCATTGTTACGGTTGAGCGCTCCCAGACGGCAGAGACCTACGCTGATATCACTACGGGCATCAAGGTTGACCGTGGGTATAGCTCTCCTTTGTTTATCAACAACCACAAGAAGGATGAGTGTATTTTGGATGACGTAAAGATTTTAGTTTGCGATTCTGAGATAAACAACATCATGCAGATCGAGAATGTCTTGAAGGACGTTATACAAAATGGAGAGAAGCTTTTAATCATAGGGAGCTGCAGCGGGAATATGGTAAACACTTTGGCGGCCAATGTTGTTAAGAACGGATTAAAGTTTTGCAACGTTCCTCCTCCCAACTTCGGATACAAGCAGCACGAGCTCATGCAGGATATTGCTTTGGCTGTTGGGGCTACGTACTTCTCTGAGAAGACGGGCGACGACTTAAGTCTTATCCTTCCTAAAGATTTAGGTCATGCTGAAAAAGTTGTGGCGGGCAAAGACTCTACTGTCATCATTACTGGCTCTGAGGTCAATGAGGAGTGCAAGACTCGCGTAGAGGAATTACGTGAGCAGCAGGTGAGAACTAAGAACAAGGGTGAGCGCGACTTCATCAACACACGCATCGCCAGTTTAGCTGGCGGCATAGGGTGCATCTATGTTGGTGGGGATAGTGACATCGAGCAGAAGGAAAAATTTGACAGAGTCGATGACTCTGTCTGCGCGGTACGCAGCGCCCTTCAGGAAGGCATCCTTCCGGGTGGCGGGTTAGCCTTATGGCGTTTGGCTCCTGACCTTTCGGAAGACATGAACGATCATATAGAACATGACATAGCGTTACGTATTTTACATTTTGCTTTTAAATCCCCTTTACTTCAGATCATGGAGAACGCGGGGTTGGACGGAGAGAGCATCATGGACAACGACGATCTTATAGACGACACCCATGGGTTCGATGTTAAGAACGAGAAGTACGGGGACATGTACAAGATGGGTGTTATCGATCCACTTAAGGTTACCAAGAATGCTTTAATCAATGCGGTGAGTGTAGCCACTACTATCCTTAGTACAAATGCTATCATCACTCACGCTCGAGTATGAGTTCCTGGGAAATAAATATAGGATTCTACTGGGGGGTTTTATTTGGGATACGCTCCTACGATTTAGAGGATGTAACGTCTCACGTTCTATACCTCCCTTTTGTTAACATAGCTTTAATAATAGACAAGTACGATGAAACCGATTGGTAAATATATAGTGATAGAAAAAATCGAGCAGACTTTAAAGACTGAGTCTGGCCTCTTACTTTCTCAGGAAGACGCCTCTGGATTTAGATATCAAAAGGGAAAGGTTGTAAAGCCTGGAACCGAAGTTAAATCTATATCTGCGGGAGACTTTATCTACTATGATAAATCTGCCGGGCACAGTATGTTCGTTAACGAGAAACCATACACTGTTATTGTTGAGCGAGACGTCGTTGTTGTTTTGTAAAGTCGTTCATCTCTACTATCATATTCCTGTACACCTTATCCATATAGGACGCGTCCTTTCTAAAGAGCGGGTTCAGCTGTGGGGATACCCCTATCTCTTCTCCGTTAAGTTTCTTATATATATTTATCACGAGGCTTCTCCCTTTGTGTGACAGGCGGTATAGTGTTGTTTGTTTCCCTGTGTTCTTCCTAAAGACCTGCAGCCATCCTTCTTTGAGTAGGCTGTGGAATCTACCGTCGTCCCAGGACATACACTGCTCGAACTCTTTAAACTTCGTCTTATTAAATATCCCTTCGCTATATAGGAACAGGAGCATTTCTATATCTGGGGTGCCTACGCTATATTTCGCTTTGGCCCAATACCGGATGACTCTCCAGTATTTCATATAATTTGTTTTCATTTAAGTTGTATCTTTGCTACAAAGTTAAAACAAAATAATAGATAATGGCTACCTCTTCAGTTACTACACAAGGTAAAAAAATACGCGCGCAAGCCGACTCTGTTGCTTCTCGTCGTTCTTCTATTGCCAAACAGAAAGCGGATCGTGTAACCAAAGAGAAGAAGGCTAAGGCGGAGAAGAAAGCCAAAGAGCGCAAAGAAAAGCTTGCTAAAGCTGAAAAGAAGACTCGCGCAAAAATTGCTAAAAAGAAAGCAGATAAAGGCAGTAAGAAAACTGGAAGGTTAGCTAATAAAGTTAACAAGCAAACGGTGAAAGCTGCTGAGAAGACTCGCGCTGATAAAGCTAAGGGAACTAAAAAATCCGCTAAGGCTAAAGAAAAAGCTAAGTCTAAAGTTGAGGCAACTCGGAAAAAGCTCAAGATATCTGCAACTACAGATTGGTATAAAGAGTATAATAAGGGTAAGGGTAAGAAGAAAGAGAAGAAAGCTACAGATCGTTTAGAAAAAAGAAAAGAAACTTTAACGAGAACTATTGCCGGAGCTAAGGAGAGCGCGTTCAAGAGAGCGGATAAAAGCAAGA